CTATTCCTTGATAACCGGAACCGGAGTGTCATCCTTTGCGTCAAGATTATTAATATACTTCTTCGTATCTGCAACCATAACATTGGATAACAACAGCACCGCAATCAGGTTCGGTATCGCCATAAATGCATTCAACGTATCTGCAATAAGCCATACAAGGTCAAGAGCCACTACCGGCGCAATCGCTGCCACTGCGATATAAAGAATACGGTAAGGGATAAGCCCCTTCTTGCCTGCAAAATACTCTACGCACCGTTCGCCGTAATATGCCCAGCCAAGAATTGTAGAATATGCAAAGGAAATAATTCCCAATGTAAGGATAACCGGCCCGATTACCGGAATCTGGCCAAATGCCATAGAAGTAAGTACGCCGCCGTTGTCAATCTGATCCGCATTGATCGACGGATTCTTCATGATAGTAGTAACAAGTACAAGACCGGTCATTGCACATACAACGACTGTATCCCAGAATGTACCTGTAGAGGAAACAAGAGCCTGACGAACCGGGTTTCTTGTCTGAGCTGCCGCCGCCGCGATCGGAGCGGAACCAAGACCGGATTCATTTGAAAACAGACCTCTGGCAACACCGTACTGGATAGCCATTCTGATACCTGTACCTACAAGACCGCCTGCCGCTGCCCCCGGAGTGAACGCCAGCTTACAGATTGTGCCGATTGCCGGAATAATAAAATCATAGTTCATACCAAGGATAATGATACATCCAAGTACATAAAACACCGCCATAAACGGAACGAGCTTCTCACATACGCTTGCGATTGACTTAATTCCGCCAAAGATTACGACTGCCGTAAGAACAGCAATAACAATGCCTACGATCCAAAGCGGAATGCCAAAGTTCTCTTTACATACCGTAGCAATGGCGTTAACCTGTGTCGCACAGCCGATACCAAAGGATGCAAAGCCTGCAAGTATGGCAAACAGCATACCGAGCCACTTCATGTTCAGGCCGCGCTCCAACGCGTACATAGCACCACCCTGCATACGCCCGTCTTCCGTCTTAACTCTGTACTTTACGGCTATGTAAGACTCTGCATATTTCGTAGCAATTCCGAATACGCCGGTAAGCCAGCACCAAAGAACTGCACCAGGCCCGCCCAATGCGATAGCAGTGCCCACACCTATAATATTACCCGTTCCAATCGTCGCCGCCAGCGCCGTCGTCAACGCTCCAAAGTTTGAAACCTCACCCTCAGCGTCCGGATCTTTCGTAACTGACAGCTTAATGCCTCTTGCAACCGTATGCCTCTGGATAAATCCCGTTCTGATTGTCAAAAATACGTGTGTCCCCAATAACAGGAAAATCATGGGCCAGCCCCATGCCACACCATTGATTTTTCCAACAATATTGTCAATAGTATCTAACATAATGTTCCCCTTTCTCTCATTGCTGAATGTCATGTACGTGCTCTGTCTATTATTCTCTTTTATATTGTAGCTTAAATTTTTATATATATCAATCATTGTTATTAAATTGACACACTATTCGTCATAATCACTATAATGTAAAGAGTTTTCTTTCAGTTGAATATTGTTAATCCCATAACTATCCTTGTTTTATAAGCAATATTTTTGTCAAGTTTTTCTTTTTATTATTTCCTTTCTTTTTTTCAATTGGCATAAATGCACAAATAACATAATTTCTATTTATATATAATTGTCAAACTTCCAAAAATATTTCTCAAATAGTCAACCGAATTTTCTGAAAATTGAATTTAAAATTTATTCTTCTTTCAGCAAACTTTCTTCATTATATTATATGACGTTATAAAAAAATAAAACAGCAAATATTGCTGCCTTATTTTTTCATCTGCCTGTTCGGATGCGCAAATAATCTTCCATCCCTGGTATACAATATTCCATTTTGAGAATAAAATTTCGTATTCTGAGGAGACACCTCTATAAAAATCAAATTATACAAAGAATCAAAAATATCCTTCTCGATATATGTAATATTCGCCGGAATATAAATTTCAAATATACCCGCCTCCAACCCCTTAAATGCACCCGCCTTAATTCCAGTACATACACGGTTTGCCGGTAATACTACAAGTCCGTCTTTCATAAATTCCGCCGAATTCGAATAGCCTGTGATACATCCTCTTTCATCACATATAAATCCCGAAATTTCTTTTTGAATTATCTGCTCCGGAATCTTTGCGAATACGTCCGTTATATCCGCGCTCCCTATATCCTTCATTACATCTGCGGCCGGAAGAGCCGGATTACTTTCCGTTTGGTTCTCTATACCGGAAGCCTCCTCCTCAATCCGTATGAAAGTCCGGGCTCCTCTGCCAGTATTGGCTTTCTCTTTCGCACTTGCCTTATCCTTCTTCCCGGCAATATGCCTGATACTATCCGCCCCATCAGAAGTTATAGCCCCGGCATCGGTATTCAAGGGCCGCCCGGTATCCGCAGCAGCAGAAGCATCTATGCCCATGCCTGTTTCTGTTTCCGTCTCCTCCTTCCCCGCACCGGTAAATTGATCCGCCAATACACCCATCTCCACCTGCGTACAAGGAACGGTATAAGTTCTTACCGGAGATACTTTTCCCCTCATATTCCCAGGTTTATATACCGCAGGCTCAGAGGTATAATGGCACGCTCCCGCCAATATTATCACCAGAAGCACTGCGTTCATAATTTGCTTCCATTCTACATAACATTTGCGATTTTCATTAAATATCCGTAAAATCAGTTCCACATCTTTTGCACCCCGCATCCATATTTTTCCAGTAAATTAATTGTAACGTACAATACGAGACACAAAAAGGGGCATCTCGGAACACCCCCTTAATATCGCTCTTTTATATATTTGTACAAAATCGAAGATACATTATAATTCTATGGATTCACGCATTTAGATGGAATGGATTATACGGATATTTATTATCTATATAATTTAATTGCTTTTTGTCATTCTTTGATAATATAATAGACTTTACATTCCCCATGTGATATACTTGTACTAACATTAACAACCACAACAAAAGGCGGTGATTATATGACTGAAAAAGAAATGATACAAAAAAACATTGAAGAGTTTTCTAGATTGCAAAAATATATGATTCTAACAGAAGATAAAAAGTCAGCAGCCTACAAAGAAATGCACGAAAGATACACAGACTTAAAAGCAATTCTTACTGCATCAGGTGTAAATATTACAGACATTGACAGGATAAAAGAATAATCACAATTGAATACCGCATAAATTAAAAGATGTAAAGTCTATTGAATTATCAAGAGCTTTACATCTTTTTTATAAAATTAAGCCAAACCCCTTTATTTACTAGATATTTCGGAGGTATCAATAAATTCATACGGCGTCTGCTGATATACGTAATAATTAAGTCAGTTGACACGGTTTCACCATACAAGAATCCCTTATTTTAGCGGTTTATCGAGCTTTTGTACCCCATTTAAAATATGTACTTTACCCCATTTTTACCCCATCTATGAGCATTGCGTCAGAATCTTTCGCAGTAAACGCCATATCCAATTTCTTTAACTCTTCCTGCTTAAATTCATCAGTGACATGCACATATAAATCCATCGTCATTTGAAGGGTTGCATGCCCTAAATACTTTTGCACAGTTTTGGGCAGGATGCCAGATTCAATACAGCGTGTAGCGAATGTATGTCTGAACGTGTGCGCTGAAAATATTGGAAACAGTTCTGTGTCATCTCTCTGCAAATTAATTTCGCCAACAATACGTTTTATTGCATCATTCAGTACAACAGAACATATCGGGGTATTAAACTTTGTAGTAAATATCAGATTGGCAAATTCTCCTGTTTTTTTATACTTTTGGGACAATACCCGTTTAACACGTAATTGCTTTTTCAGAGCTTCCTTGCATTTTGAATTCATCGGCACCGTTCTGATACTGGAATAAGTTTTCGGATCACCAATATGAAATTCCTTGCCATCATCTCCGTCAAATTTCTGATATAACAGTGTTTTGGTTACGGAAATCGTATGGTTTACAAAATCTAAATCCGATTCCTCCAATGCACAAATTTCACCCGGTCTCAGTCCGGTATTAACAGCCACGGTAAAGAGATTATCATAAAACGTGCCCGCCGAACACTCAAAAAAATCCGCCTGCTGCTCTACCGACAGCACAAACCTGTCATTCGGCTTGTTTTTTGACAACCTTACACCCTTCGCCGGATTCCGCAATGCATATTCGTTTTCTACTGCGATATTAAACATATCCACAAGCAATATCCGCACTTTATTTTGGGTTTCCCACTGGTATCCCTTCTTATCCAAAACATTAATCAGGTTTTTAACATGAATCTGCCGGATTTCTTCTATATATATGTTTCCCAGTTCCGGCAATATATGCGTTTCAAAAATATGTACATAATGGCGTTTTGTATTAGGGCGGATGACTGGGGCCTTATAAACTTCCATCCATTCGTTATACCATTGCCTCACCGTCATGCGTTTCTTTACAGATTCTTTTTCTATATTCTCCCTTAACGCCATTTGCAGTCTATTACGGATTTCCACCCTGCTTGTTGCATAAACTGATTTCCGGTTTCCGAACCTGTCTACATACCTTGCCTCGTACCTCCCATTTTTATTTTGCCTGATACCTTTCCCAAGTTCCTTCCCTTTTAAGTCTTTTCCCATACAATACTTCCTTTCATATGTAAAAAGGCTTTCATGGTGTATACAATCATACCACAAAAACCTTGTGCTTACAAATCTATATCTTTATTAAGTTTTTACATCTGTTTTATATCGCCTCATGTGCCAAAATATATTTTTCAAACTTTACCCTCTTAATAAGATTCTTTTTAGAGCCAATCTTAAGAACAAAATCACAGTCTTTTTCTTTCATCAGCTCCCGTATTTTGTGCATTCCAATTCCTGAATAATCAGCAGCTTCTTCAATCGTAATGTTCAGTTTCTCCCAAACCGGTATATCACTTTTCATATCCATCAGCCCTTCCATCTTATCTTTCACACATCTTTCCTAATTTCCCTAGGCCTCTCTCGGTTAAAGCCGTAGATTCCTGCTCTCCTGATTTCAATATTTCACGCTCCTCCTATCCCACCGCATACGAATACCCGCTCTCCGCATAAAGCCAATCAGACGGTTTCACGCATTTGTACATATTCTTAAACCGCAGTTCATATCCTTGGATCTCCTGTGGGTTCCCATGCTTAAATTCATGCTGCTCCATAAACCTCTTAATCCATTTCTTCCCCTTGCAGATATAGTGAAATGTCATGAACTCCTGGATGTAATATATAGCATCCCCCAAATCGCAGTAGAACGCGGTCATTACCCTGTCATCAAAAGCCCTTACATAAGAATAAGCGGCTATGCTCAATGGCTTAACATCATCTGCAAGAATAATGTCTGTATGCGACCGGAGATACCCGCAAGCCTTTTCTTTTGCATCCCTATAGCCCAAAAACGTCCTTTCACCTATCTCGTCATTATTTGTCGTAAAATACATGCCTCCCTGCGGAGCCTGTAATATCTGCGGTTGCCGCAAACCCACGTCTCTTCACCGTCTACAGTCATCTTCTCAACCTCCACTTTGTCAACAACGTAGTTTTCCTGCCCGGGGCAAGGAGAAAAGGCATCTGCGTTTCCGGCTGGCTGAGATAAGGGAATAAATCTAATTGTTCGTACATTCCATTCCTCCCGTTCCATGACACTTGCCAGCTATTTTACTGGAATTTCTCAGCCACCCTCCTGCAGGCATCCACCGCATCCCATTCCTCGTCTGACAGCTCACTCTTTTTCAATATCTGCTCCGTCCATTCAATGATTCCCGCGAGCTTTGCCTGATATTGGCCATCACACCCACGGGGCTCTGATTTCGGGGCATTTCCCATCCCATCGACATCAAGATCCGGATCCTCGCCGCATTCTTCAAGCAGATAATCATATTCCCCGCTGTCAAGGTCGCTGAGTGACCACTGTGATTTTGCGGGGAAATCCGGTTTCTCCTGCCGTGCCCTGCCTGTGTATTTCGATACAATCTCCGACTTGTCCTGCGCGTTTTTTGCCGTCTTCACCTCCTCCACTGCCGCTTTCTGTTCCTCCTCTGGCAGCGTGCTCAGGCGTGACGCGTCATTGATACGGATATTCCCAGACACGGCCAGTTCCTTAAGGTCATCCTTCGCACAGCGGAAGATCTGCTTATACATCCGGCTGTACCGGTCAGAGACTTTCAGGTACTTTGTCGCCGATTCCAGCGCGTTCCCGTACTTTTCCGGTTCCGTATCCTCCAATTCCTTCAAAAGGCGGATGACTTCAAAGCGGTGGGAATGCACGGCGGAACTTCCCCTGTTCGTGATGTTTGCCACTTCGATCAGCAGCCGTTTCTCCGTCTCGCTCATATCCCAGCCGCCGATCACATAACACGGCACGGTATCAGTTTTCCTGAGTCCCTCGCTTTCCAGCTCACGGATCGCGGTATACCTGCGCTCCCCTGATATGATCTCATAACGCCCTTTTTCGTCCGGCCCGATCACGGACAGCGGGGTAAGGAGCCCGGCGCTCATGATCCAGCTCTTCATTTCATCTATATCGCTTATTTCGAAACTGTTACACGGGGACGGGTCGAGCAGCCCCAAAGGGAGTTCAACCTGTTTCCCTGACATTACAATGCTTTCCAGTTCGTATGTCCCCAATTTTCCATTCATCAAATTTATGCCTCCTTAAAAGATTAGTTTTAGGATACTACTTATTTCCCTGTGCATTTGTCCTGGCACGATGCTTCCAGCATGAGACGCCCGCCAAGGACGGAAATCCTCGGGCGTTCGGATGCATTGCTGACGGCGCGGGCCATGGAGCCATTGATGCTGTAAATGGATACCTCCCGTTTCGCCCTGGTCATGGCTGTGTACAGGAGCCTCCGGGTCAGCATGATATCTGGTTCCGGGGGGAGGATGACGTGTACGCGCCCGAATTCGGAACCCTGGGATTTATGTATGGTCACACAGTATGCAAGCGCAAGGTGGGGGTAATCCGTCTTCCCCAGCAGGATCCGCCGTCCGGCAAACTGCACATCCAATCCGTCACCAACCGTTTTGATGATGCCGATGTCACCGTTGTAATACCCTTTCTCATAACATGTTTTCGTCATGATGACGGCATCCCCGGCATAATAGCAGTCATCCCCGTAAGACAGGTGAGCGCCGCCGCGCCCGCACCGTTTCTGCGCTTCCCTGTTCAGCTCGTGCGTGCCAAGCGTGCCGCGCGTGACCGTCGTAAGCAGCATGTCCTTCCCAGGCACGGCATTCTCCCACAGCTTTGAACGTGCCTGTATTTCATCCGCACATTCATAAATATGGAAGGAACCGTCCTCTTCAAATACCGGATTCCCGCAGTTCACCCTTTGTGCATTGGCATAGATCGTTCCCGACTGCCGCATGGTTTCCGTAAGGGTACAGGTTTCAACCACGCCCGACAAATCCCTGAGAACGTTCCCATATTCGACGCTCTGCAACTGGTCGCTGTCGCCAACCAGTAGCAGGATGCTCCCACTCTTCACCGCCTTAACGAGCATGGAAAACAGTTTCAGCCCAAGCATGGACACCTCGTCAACCACGACCATCCCTGCCTCTACCGGATGGTTCTCGTCCTTCGAATGGACCGTATCCCCGAACGGGCGGATATCCAATAAACGGTGCAGTGTCTCTGCTTTCTCGCCGCACGTTTCCGCCATGACCTGTGCCGCCCTGCCTGTCGTCGCTGCAAGCCGCACCGGACGGTTTCCTGACGCCTTCCGGTATGCACGGATCAGAGCCTGCACCAGGGCAGTTTTCCCGCTGCCGGGCGGGCCTGTCAGGATCTTCACGCCTCCCGTTTCCAACAGCCGGAATGCCGCTGCCTGCCCTTCCGTAAACCGGAACCCGGCAAACGTTTCAGCCTCCCTGACATCCACATGCCCCGTGATCCGCCCTGCCGTCCGGTTCAGCCGCAGGATGTTCCGGATCACGGTATTTTCTTCCCCAAGGGCAGCGGCGCGGTAAAGCAGGACATGCCCGCCATACACGATGCTGGATAATACTTTGCGCTTTTCCAAAAGCACGACACCCAGCATGGCAAGGCTGATATTCCCGCCAAGCCCGGACCGCCCCATCCTCCGCCTGACCAGCACGCACAGAGATTCCAGGGCAATGCAGGGATTCCCGCACTGTTCGTTCAGGCGCATGGCATCAAGGACATAGCCGTAAACCCGTGATGGGTGGTATGCAGTAAAACCAGGGTTCAGTTCTGACATCACGGAGTCCGCCTTATATATGTGGATCCCTGCAGCGAAAAAAAGAAGATAAGCATTCTGCCTCAGACGGTGCAAAGTAGCCCCGCACCGGATGAGCGCATCCGCCTCTCCCGGCAGGATCCCATGCCTGGCACACAGTTCCGACACCTCCTGCTGTGCATTCAGCCTCTCGCAGCCCCTTACTGCCGCATGTGCTTTCTGCTTATCGCCCAGAATTCCATACCATCCCGCCTCCCCATGTTCCCTTGAAAAAGCAAGGAGATCCCCGCATCCCGAGGCTTTCCGTTTTTCCGCATCCGTCAGGGGCGAGCCTTCAAAAAGGTATTCCAGCATCCGCTCCGTCTGCGCCGGGTCAGCCCTTGCGCTGCTGACAAGGAACACGCTGCCCTCAAAATGCCCGTCCATAGCAAGCGGAAGGCGGTAATGGTACACCGCGATCTTCCCCCTGCACAGAACCAGCCCGTCCTCCGCCTCCGCGCAGTAGGACGCGGGGCAGAACAGGAACTGTGTATCCCCTGAGAACTCATTTCTCCATAACGTTTTATAATAGGTACCCTGCAAAATGACCCCTCCCATGACAATATGTGAAAAATACCGCCTTTTTAGGGATATTTTATGGAATTTTTATAAACGCCGCAGTTCTGGAGCCATTTTTACCCCATATTGTAAATGCCTGGAAAGGAGGCTTATTATATGGATGCCTTATACTTAGATTACGAGGATGTGCTGATCGGACGGAACAAGGACATTTCCCCTGTTTATTTCCATGGGCAGAAACCCATCGACTTTAACGAGAAACTTGCCGTGAAACTATTCCGTTATGCCATCGAGGAGCTTCTCGGCTGGAGCAGGGAAGAAACCATCAAAAAATTCGACCGCTATATGGTCCGCCAGATGAGGCTTACGAAGCTCAATAAATATATCCGCTGGCCGGCAGAGATCACGGAAGGGGATCCGGCCTATATCCTCCATCTGCTGTACCCGGATGACGTGCATTTTGACAAGCGGAAACTCGTGGAAGACCTGTTCCTGCGTGTCATGGACGGGGAGATGTCATTCCCGCGCGAGTATTTCGCTGGCAACGAGGGATTTTGGAAATACTGCATCTGTTTCCGTTACCTTGTGACCCATTACCGCACCTTCCCGTCCATAGACGCACTATACCGGTTTTTCCTCTCTGAACAGGGAAACCAGTTCCTTGACATCCACCGCCTGAAGACACCAAGGGACATCCTGTCCATTGACATTTGCGATGTGATCCACAGCGTCACGACGCAGGAGCGGGGATCCGATCTTTATTACGGGTATTACAAATTCGAGAAACAATGGAAAAAGTCCGGCAGATAACTGCCGGGCCTTCCTTTTTAGGTAAATTTATACTGCATCGCACCAACTTCTTCCACAACAGATTCTGGCACATGCGTTTCTACAAGCCTGGGACAGATTGCCCGGTATGCGCCGCTGCTGTTTCCCACGCTGACATCCATGACGAGCCGGCATAATCCGGGTTCGCCTTCATGCTTCCGGCGTGCGGCGAGGAATCCCTTTGCCTTTTCCTCGGAGTCAATTCGCACATAAAACCTTGTGCCGCTTTTTGACATATACGATACGGACTCCACAAACATCCTTTCCCCGCTGATCCTTCCCGTCACACGGACCACTGCATTCTGCCACCGCCCGTAACTGCCTGAGAACCGCTGGTATGCAGCCCCCAGGAACAGTGCGTCCATTTTCCCGCGCCTTCCCCGTATAGACAGCACCAGCATCTCCCTGCCGTTCCTGCTCACCGTGAGCGCGGCATTGGTGACATACCCGTAAACAGAGCCATTGCCATCCTCCAGCGCGTCCATAGGCACGCATCCGCACTCAAGGTCATCCGGATAGCCGTCCAACGGGTCTTCGCTGATTCCTGCACCCAGGTACTTTTCCTCCTGCTCCATATTGTAATTTACATCCTTTACTGCGGAGGCACGCAGATACGCCTCCTCTTTCTCCGTACAGTTCCCATTTCCATAAAAATCAAACGCTTTTTTCCGGTCCGCAACAAACCTGTCGAAACATCCGCTTTTGATCAGCGCTTCCATGAGCCTCTTGTCCAGGCTGCTCCCTGTGTGTGCGAGGAATTCCGAAAGCGACCGGTACGCCTGCACCCTGCGGCTGTTCCCGACTGCAATCCTGTTTATGGCCGAACGGTCAGCAATTCCTCTGATCCCGCCGAAACCGAAACGTATCTTTCCATCCTCAATCGTAAAGTCAAATGACGAGCGGTTGATGTCAGGAGGCAGCACCTTTACATCCAGCGCTTCGCATTCCTCCATGATCCTGCCATAATCGGAGATATCCTCATTCCCGAACATGGCACAGAGGAATTCCTTGGGGTAATGGTACTTCAGCCATGCAGTCTGATACGACACGATCGTATACGCCGCTGCATGGGATCGGTTGAACCCGTATTTTGCGAAATCCATCAACTGGTCAAAAACCTGCCCTGCCAGCACTACGTCAATCCCGTTCGCCTGGCAGCCGCGGATTCCCTGCGCCTCGTCCCCGTACAGGAACGCCTTGCGTTCAACTGCGAGTTTCTCGGTCTTCTTCTTGCTCATGGCACGGCGTACCATGTCCGCCCCGCCAAGGGAATATCCTGCGAGTTTCTGGAAAATCTGCATGACCTGTTCCTGGTATATGGGATAGCCATATGTATGTGCCAGGATTGGCTGTAGCTCTGGGATCTTCGTCAGGCATGACTCTTTACGCCGCCCTGTGTTTTTTACCTCAATAATGCTGTCCAAATACTGGAGCGGACCCGGTCGGAAACAGGCATTTAAGAGGATCAGGTCCTCAATGCTCTCTGGCCTGAACTTCTTGAGCATTTGCTTCATGCCCGATGATTCAAACTGGAACACCGAATTCGTCCGTCCTTTTGCATAAATCTCCCGGAACACATCCGGATCCTCCTCAAGCGCATTCACGTCTATCTCCAGACCATGCTGCTGCCTGATGAGCTGCAGGCAGTCTGAGATCAGATCCAAGGTTGCCGAGCCAAGCACATCCATTTTAAGGAGTCCGTGTTCCTCCACTTCCAGCATGTCACATTGTGTTGCCCACGACTGTTTCTCCTCTACCCAGTGCAGCGGCATGTAATCACAGATATCCTTGTTATCCGAGATTACAACACCTCCCGCGTGCATACCCGTGCCTGCAAGCCTCCCCTCGATCAGCCGCGCGTCATGGTAGATGCGCTCCTCTTCCGGGGTGCTACATGCACTGAGTATCGCTGTTTCCGAACCTTCGAGGTTATCGCCTGTCACCAGGTCGGAAAGCCGGTAGCCGTGTTTTGCGAACTTCCGTTTCCTTTCATCCCGTTCTGCCTTGGTCAGCTCCTTATCGCTGTCATACAGCTCACTCGCGATGTTCCGCGCCGCGGTCTGCAGCGCGCTCTTGGCAGCATATGTATCCGCCGTTGCAATTGATACAACGGCATTTTCGCCGAACTTCCACTTCACATACTGGATGATCACCGGACGTAGGCTTGTTTTTATGTCTGTGTCAATGTCAGGCATGCTGACCCGCTCCGGGTTCAAGAACCTCTCGAACAGCAGGTCATACCGGACCGGATCCACGTTCGTAATCCCGAGCAGATAGCAGACCTCACTGCCCACTGCCGAACCCCTGCCCGGCCCCACGCCGACACCGGCTGAGAACCCTTTCTTCCTGCACCAGTCTTCCGCTTTGGAGAAATCATTCGGGATATTGGCAATCTCGGATTTGGGCACGCCGCCCAGGATCCTGGCCATGTTGCAGAAATCACGCACAATCAAATGGTAATCAACATATCCCATACGTTTAATGATCCGTACTTCATGTTCCAGGCGCTGTTCACGGGCTGGATCCCATGCGCCTTTCTCCTGCATCTGTGCCTTTGCTTCCGCGATCAGACGGTCAAATTCCGCCTCGCCATCCTTTACTGCCGGATAATGCCCGGCCTTTGGGAATACGACCTGGCAGTCCTCAAGTATGCTGGTGTTTTCCAGGGCCTTTGCTGCCGTCTCTTCCCCTACCGCATTGCTGAGAGCCCGGAACAGTTCTTCCGGGGATTTAATATACATCTCCCGGTCGGCATCCGTTACTGGCTCTGCTTTTTGAAAATACCGGAATCTCAGGATCTTCCTGCTACGCACGGCGTCTTCGGACGGGTCAGGGATATGCGCGTCATTTGCCGCAATCACGGGGATTCCCAGCTCCGCTGCAAGCGCCGCAAGCCGGGGCATGACCGCCAGTTCCTCCTCCATGCCATGGTTCTGCAGTTCCACATAAAAATCCGGGAAGATTCCGGAAAGAACTGCCAGCTTTGCTTTTGCGGAACGGGTCAAGTCTGTTTCTCCCACATACTCCAGCTCCCCGCCCACGAGCGACTCATAGCGCTCTTTCCTTGCTTTGCGCTTATCAGCCATCGCCTTAGCATTCTTCCTGCGTCCGGACAGTTCATCAATCTCTGCCTTGATCTCAGCGACTGCTTTCTTCGCATGTTCAACAAGCTGCATCCCGTCATCCTGCTTTAGCTCCATATCCTCACCAAAAGTAATCTGTCCGGGGTCCTTAAGTTTTTTCTGGTAATTACGGGTCAGATACGGCGCATACTCCGCCGATTCCGCTTTCAGCTCCTTGATTTTTTCCACACAGGCGAGATACTCCGCGTTCCATTGCTGCCATTCCTCAAAAGATGCCCGGTATTCCTCCGCTTTAAGGCGTGATCTTTCCATTTTCTTCCGCAGCCGGAAATTGGTCAGCAGGATACGGGCTATCGGGCCGCCGATACAGGCAGTGGTAGCAAACACATGCCGGTTGCCCTCAAAATGCCGGCGCATCACTTCTTCTGTCAGCACGGGATACCATCGCTTGGACGCTGACTGGATCCGGCTGCGCCAGGCGTCCCGCAATGCCCTGCTGATTGCGACATACCCTTCGTAATCTTTGGCAACTATGACCAGATGCTCCATTCCTTCCAAATAAAACTCACAGCCAGGAACGGCATTGATCCCGTACTCCGCACCCGCTTTCATAAATGAGGGAATCCCAAGAAGGGTCCCGTGGTCTGTGAGGGCAATGCTTTTAACCCCCAGCTCTTTTGCCTTTGCGACAATCTCTTTTGGTGTTTGTGCCGAATCGTGTAAAGAATACATACTGTGTACATGTAAGATACCCATTTTTCTTCCTCCTTCTTAATGAAATTATTTCTTCAGAAATATGTACAAACAGGCAGGAAAAAACCGCAGGGAGCCCTGCGGTTGCATCTATCCATCGGGGAACACGTCATCGTAATCCTGAATCTCCGGATCTGGCATATTCCCGTTCACGGTAATGTTCGTGCCTGTATTCGCAAGCGCATCCATCAGCGACGAATTTCCCTGCAGGTCAACGGTCGTCGCAACGGCTGCGTCCTGGAAACACCCCCCGAACTCCTGGGGATTCCCGTCCACCCACAACACGCCGCTAATCTTCCCGCAGCCCCCAAAACAGGCTCCCGCATCCTGTACATGCTCCGGGATGACCGTCAACGTGGATAATGACAGCGCGCCGTTAAACGCCCCATTCATGTTCGTGACGCTCGTGGGGATCTCAGGCATGTCCTTCAAATTAATACACCCTTCAAACATGCCGCTGATATCTGCCACGCCAGGCGGGAGCGTCACCGTCACGAGCTGCCCGCAATCCTTGAACGCAAAACCCGCCGCCAGCACAGACTCCGCGCCCGACAGGTCCGGAGCTGCCTGCAGCGAGGAACATCCGGCAAATGCGGAAGTCAGGGTACGCACGGAGGTCGGAACGGCGGGCACGGAAACCAGACTGCTGCAGTCCTCATAACAGCCGGACAGGTCAAGGAGCCCGTCACAGGCACTCCAATCCGGCGCCTCTTTTAGTGCGGCACAATCTGCGAATGTGCCTGACATGCTTGTCACGGACGCGGGAATGGGGGATACATAAGAGAGATTTTCCAAGCCGGCAAAGAAATAATCCAGGCTCGTCGGTCTTACCCCTTCGCCAAACGTCACATACCGGATCTCATTCGCATGATCGGATTCCTGCCATGGAAAGCTCCCCTCATTAAACTGCAGCACTTCTCCCGCCCCTTCAAAGCTCAGCTCCCCATTTGAGTATAGGACGGCACTCACATCCCCGACCGCTGGCGACCCGCAATCGAAAGCCTCTAGTTTTTCCCGTCGGTTCTTTACCAGTACCGTACAGGACATTCCCTTATCTCCTTTTAGTGTAACAGTGATTTTTGTGCCTCGCCCATATGGTTTGAGTTTTTTGCCGGACAAATCAAACTCGTTTCCCGAAAGCCGGGTTTCCATGCCATTCTCATGTATGGCCGACACTTCAAAGTCACGTTTTTTCAATTCTTCATTTACTGCGTACTCTTTCCTGTTTGCCGCCTCAATCCCGACAACAGGGCTTTTCTCGGACAGCACGCCTATTACAAGCGGATATATGAACGATATCCCAATATACGCCGCCATGAGAACAGCTCCCGCAATGGCTATCATCTGGAAACATTTATTTTTCATAAATATAGCGGAGGCGGAAGCCTCCGCATCCTCCTTCCTTATTTTAAATCAGAGAATTTCTCCATAACCGTTTCTAACGCCAGTTTCAGATCATGGTAACAGAGCAGGCACTCAATCTTTTTGTCATAGACGAGGAATGCCATTGTCTCATCTTTCTCATTCCACTGGATTGCACTTCCCCGGTATCTGCCCCCTCTTTTTACAGGACGCTCGGCACGGAGCATGTTCCGGTCTGGACGGATCCGGATGCTTATGGCACCGGCCTGCACATGGATGCCGCCATTTTCCTCTGTTCCTGCCATGTCAAGGGCAGACAGCACTTCCATCACATCAGCCGGCCTTTTCCCTTCCAGCTCCGTCTTGAGGGCATTTGCCTCCGCACAGGCTCTTGCATACTCTGCATCCTTTTGGCTGCACAATGTCTGCCAACGTTTATCTGCACTATGAGCCTCCAGCTGGAGCCGTGCGCTCTCCTTACGCATAGTTTCCCTCAATTCCGTGATCACATGTTCCTGAGCGTCACGCTCCGACCTCAGTTCGGCAATCTGTTTCCTGAGCGCCCCTGCATCATCCCGGTTCTTTTCGCTCTCCAGGCTGTCAATGTAGCGTTTCCTGTCCTCAAGGCTGCGTTCCGCAGCCTCTGCCGTTTCTTCCCTGACGGATAGCTGCATTTCCCGTGCCTGGTATTCCGCTTCCCTGATATCCCACTGTTCAGCTTTCCGCTGCAGCTCTTCTGCCTTAATGTCAATCCCAGCCTCCCTGGAATCAAGCACGGATTCCCTCTTATCCAGTGTCTCTTCGCGGTAATCCATCTGTTCCTTCCTTGCGCGGAACACCTTGTCCATATCCGCATACATGCTACGCATCTGTTTGACTACTTCAGCGGAATACGTCTGGCTCTCTGGCATTTGCATCTCCATTGCCGGTGTTTTCTGCCCTCCCGGCATCCCTGTTTCCAAGCCAGGATCCTGCCGCGCCCCCTCTGCTGCATATTCCGGCATCTGGGATTCCGGCAGGGATATTGATTCTGCCTGACATTCCGGGGATTGCTCTGGTTCAGGCGGGCACTCGGTTTCTGTCACAGGCAAGGTCCCTGCCGGCTCCTGTCCAAGGTTTCCCGGGGGTTCCGTGATTACCGCAGATTCCGGCTCTGTCGGTATCTTTGGCGGTTCATCCGGCAGTATTTCCGGATGTTCCTTTTTTACAGGCACATATCCATGTTTTCCAAGCGCCACTTTATTGTCCTTCAAAAACGCAAGGAACTGCCTGACAGACTGTTTCACTTCCCTGGCGGCAACTTCATCCGGTTTCCCTGCAAGCGGATGGGTATGCTTGAGCGTGATCTTTTCGTTGTAATAGCTGCAGCGGATGAACCGCCCTGTCTCCAGCTCCTTGCTGATCTCCCCGAGCTGCCTGTCATCACAGCCTGGATAGATCCTTGATGTCTCCATGCGGAACAGGTCTGCCCCGTCCATCAATGAAAAATCCACATGCATCCCCTCGAAATCAAAAAAGAAATCAAAATTCTTTTTCTCCTTCGGATATCCAAGCCCTTCCACTCCCGGCTCATCTTTCATGCTGCTGTATAGCTCCTGATAAACCTGTACCTTTGCTTCCTGTCTCATAAATAATAGGGCGAGTCCCCCACGTCCGCGGGAAACTCCGCCTCCTCCTTTCTATTTTCCTTACCTTCGTTTCCGATTACAATATGGAAGAAAAGAGAATAACAAAAAAAGAAACCGTTTCCGCGGCCTCTTTTTACAGGAATATTACAGGAATAGCAGGAGCTGCCCATCATCTTCAAAGGGGAATTCTGTTTCCGGGAAATCCGAAAGCATGATCACACTCTCTTCCTCCTCCACACGTTCATGGAAGAACCCAATCCTACGCAGGTCATGAAACAGGAGGTCGAACATTTCGTCAAAAATCTCCCTTTCCTCTCCTTGTGGGATCGCGCATATGGACTGGTCATCAAATTCAAACTCATAACAGTCTGCGTGTGCATACAGATAATCGCTTTTTTCCCCAAGCGTATCCTTCACATAGCAGGCAAATGCACGGGCAAACATTTCACAGGGGGATGCCCAGTATCCGTGCCCGTCTTTTGAAAAAAGCCTGTCAAAATGCTTGGAACCACGGAAGTAATCCGTAAGGTTGCCGTCTGCGTCCTTCCGCAGCCCATTGACCAGTTTTACAAAACTCTCAGGAAACGCGCCCTGGTCCGTCTGTTCACTGGCAAGCTTGTTCACCTGGCCTCCGAAGGTCTTTGCCAGCTTATCATCCAGCGCATGCGCCCATTCATGGGCAGTGCACCCTGCCCCGTTCATTTTAGTCAGGTTGATGACTTCCCGCAACGGCTCATAATGAGCACTCGCGGCGGAATGCCCGCGTGCCCCGAACGCAAGGGCAAGACTCCCTCCGAACGTCACATCGGAATCCATGATCCTGACCGCATATGCCATATCTTTCAGCGCGTCATAGCACATATCCATTGAAACACGGCGGTCAGCCTGGGAGCACCAGTTCCCGAACTCAACGCCTCGGAAACCGAACTCCTTCTGCCATTGTTTCGGCGTGATATGCCTGCCGCGGCGGTAATCCGTGCCTGTACGCTCGATATGGTCAAGCTGTGGCGGCATAAATTTCCGTTTTTTCTGTTTCTGCCCTATTTTCTTCCCTTCAGGGAAGTTCGCACGTTCCATCTTCCGCGCAAGTGTGCCTTTCTGCCATTTCAAGGAACGCAGGTTCCCAATCCGTATGATATCGGACCAGTGGCCGATATCGTAATCGTCCTTGACAGACTCTTCTTCAAAACGGGCAACATCATCCCTCGTCCTGCATGCCATCACATGATCCCGGAGGTCACCAAGCTGGATGATGAACGTTTCTATGCTCTCAAGTTTTGTCTTGTGCTGGTAAAGGCGCGGTGCCGGGCTGGACATATTGCGGATGGTGCGCTGCCAGTAGGCTACGAACACGTCAGTACCGGACTTCACCTGCTCCTTTCCTGACGGCATCGGCCATACATACTGTTTGGTGACGTACATCGCCCTCTCAGCTTCATTCAAGCTTTCAAGATCTGAAACTCCAAGGCCTTCCCTCTTCCACATGTCTTTTCTTGCCCCGCCGATCTTTTCTCCAAAATCCTGAATCTTCATATCAGTTCCTCCTCTTAATGAAATTTTTACAATGACAATTTGGGAAAAGCACCGAAAAAAGGAAGGGCATCACGCCCTCCCTGATTCCCTGGTGGCAGCTCCGTCATCCAATAGGAGCTCCCACACGGGAGAATAATAGGAAAAATACTGCTTTCCGGTATCCCGATCAACAAAAACACCATCCTTGTATGGATCGCCGCATGGGGACACCCATTGCCCGCCTTCATAAGACATATGCGCTGCATCATAAGCGAACTGTATCAGTACCTGTTTTGTGGCAAACACATCCAACGCCTTGTCTATCCCTTCATCCAGCATGACCTGCACATACCGCTCTATATTACGGAGTTCCGCCGCATGGAGCGCAGCCTGAGCCTGCCTGTCTTCCTCCCTTGCATATGTAGCAGGCGTAACCATATCCCGGAACACCAGCATTGTGCCGTGGATGACCTCACATGCTAATGCTCCCAGCGTATTTATGTACCTGTCCTCCAGGTTCCGGAATTTAATCTTCCCTTTCCCGTCTTCGCTTATCCGGAATATAACATCAAATCCAAGCCCGCGCTTGTTGCGTTCAAAAAGCCGGCACCGTTCCATCCATTTTTCCTGCGAAAAATTATCCATTTCTTCTCCTCCTTTTATGAAAATCATTCGCTTGGAATATGGTGTAAAAAAGGGAAAAACTGTCACGCTGACAGTCTCTCCCAAGCCTGTCGGGCTTTGGCTGCGCGCCGCAGCACCGCAATCGCCTGATCGGTTTCCCTTTTCATTCCGTAACGCCTGTACGTCTCTGCCGCCTCTGCCGCCTTGCGTATGACCAGCCCGGCAAACTCCTGCTCCGACATAAAATCCTTCCATGACACACGGGTATTCTTCACTTTCAGATACCCGTATGTCACATGTGGAGCATAGTGCTCATTCAACCTGAGCGGGCGTTTCATATCGCCATATGACACGCAGCATGCTGCCTCCCCGCTTGGCCGGAGCCCAATAGTACGCGCCTCCTGCGGAGTCAGGGAAAAGGACATGCGCTCTTCCTCGCTTGCAACGAACCAGTCCGGGCAGCCTTCGAGTTCCCATAAGTAATTTGCCGCCTCCTTTATATCCCAGCCAGCTGTCATCATGATCACGTCAAGGGCTTTAAAGGCACGGCAGCAAGAATTACAGTAAATATTATTCCATCCGTCCTTAAAATAAGCACTTGGGTTCGTGTCGTCATGCTCCGGGGAAGGGCAGCACAGGAAATAATTCATGCCTTTCCTCTCCACAGGAATCCCCAACGCATCCACGACCGTTTTGATATCGGCCTCTTCTTTCAGCCGTTTCATTTGGCTTTCCATGGCAAAACCTCCTTTAATGATTGTCTTCTCAAAGACAATTTGGAAATTCTCCCCCAAAAAGAAACTGCACAAGCACTCCTAACTGACAAAGCCCTGCAGGTTACGCCCGCCTCTTCTCAGCTTGGCAAGGGCTTTGTTTTCAATCTGCCGGATCCGCTCCCTGGTAACTCCCATATGTCTCCCAACTTCCTCAAGCGTTAACGGTCTCCTTCCATCAAACCCGAACCTCATATAGATTACCTCTCGTTCACGGGTACTCAGAACCCTGTCCACTTGCTCACGCACTGCCTGATAGCCATATTCCTGTTCTACCTGTTCAGCAAAACCAGAGTTTTTTTCATCAGCCAGGATATCTATAATCTCTTTGTCCTTGTCGTCATCCCCTTCGAGGAGCCGCCGGTTCAGGGAAGTGAGTTTCTGCATTTCCATTACGCACAGCACTGACTCCACACTCTCCATGCCCATGCCTAGCTCTTCTGCAATCTCTTTCTCTGTTGGCATTTTGTTATATTCATTCTTATATATTTTCTGAAACTCACAGACCTTCCAAACTTTATCTGCCATATGCACTGGCAAACGGATCATTTTCCCAGTATTGACCACGCTCCTGCCGATTGCCTGCCGGATCCAATGGCAGGCATAGGTAGAAAACTTGATCCCCCGCGACTCATCAAATTTTTCAACAGCCGTAATCAGCCCGATCACGCCCTCCTGTACAAGTTCTTCATCTTCGAGCCCCAGCCCCGAAAACCGTCTCGCAATATACCGGCACAGCCCGGTATTTCTCTCAACGATCAGATTCCGCACTTCCTGGGTGCGGTGCAATTTATAATATTCAAATACTGCCCGTTCTTCTTCGGCAGTCAGTTGTTTCTTTTTCAGCAATTCCAAGGCATCCATCATCAACCACCCGGGCGGCGGTTTCCGCCCTTAATCCTTTCGACATTTTTCTTTCCCTGTTTAATATGAAAAAAAACGCCTTAAGGCGTTTTTTCCAAAGAAGAAACCCGGAACCCGGTTCCGGATACAGTCATGTCACACAGCGTTTCATTTTTCATTTCGCCATCAATCGAACTGATCCTGCGTATCGTCTCTTCCAGAGGCAGCCCCCGGCTCAGGATATCACGGATGCACTCCTCCTTCCCGGCTGAGACAAATATGATCCGCGCGCCATACTCCAGCCGCATGTTGACTGCACCGTTAATGTCCATGACAAGCAGCGGGATACGGCCCTCGCGGAAGACGCTTTCCACATCCTCCCGGCAGGTCCCGTACATTTCCCCCATGTAAGAGGATGTTTCCACAAAATCATTGCGCTTATAGTGGAACTGCTCCCAGCTTACGCAACGGTAGAATGCACGGGAGCCAGCATTCGTGGTGTACCCCATCACGCGCCTGTAACGTCCGGTCTCTTCCAGCGCCGTCGCAACACGGTTTTTCCCAGCCCCAGATGGCCCGACAAGGACAACCGGGGACATGGGATCCATCTCCGGCTCCGGTTTTTGGACCATATCCACCAAAGTAAGAAATTCCCGGTATGTGGTCGTGGAGATCACGCCCGACACACTGAGGTTCCATGGCTGGCGGAACAGGACGGGATATGTGACTTCTGCACTCCTGATGTGATCCGGGCAGTCATCCAGCAGCATATCTGCCTTCAGCATGTCCTTACGCGTTCCAATCAGAATATTTTCAGGGTTGATTTCAGGGAAATTCCGTATAATCGACGAAACGCGTTCCCCGGCACATTCTGCGGCTACGCTCGTCGCAATGAAGATTTCCGCACGCCTGCTCAATGCCTGGATAAATTCCCTGGCTTTAGGCAGCACCGGCATATCCCGTACAAACACTGGATCCCGGAAATATATGAGGCGTTCGTCCAAGCCGCACCCAAGTTCGCCCCATGCGGTAATATCTTCCTTTTTGTAAGCGTACTCCTTTTCACGGTTCAATTTCGTAACTGCATACCCATTGCAATCGAACAGCACATCGTCGCAGTCAACAACAACTTTAAATGTTTTCTTCATATCAAATCCTCCTTTAATGATTGTCTTTTCAAGGATAATTTGATGACATCAGAAATTTTTCTTACAAAAAAGGAGGGCTTAGAACTGCTGCGGCAATGGCTGACAAGCCTGTGCAGAGAGTATCGTTAAAAGAAAGGCTGGAGGCGTTCAAAGTGAAAGCAGCGGGAAAGGAGAAACAGGAGAACCATAAGGAAAAAGGGAAGGAGGCAACAATGTAGGTAAAAAAATTCATAGTTATTTTGTTGCAAAAGTGGCAATAAAACCATACAATATAAACAGGGAAGTATGTATGCTGTAAAATAAGCCATACTGATAAAGGAGGTGTTTCTTATGGCAACTTCAAGCATTACAAAGAATTTTGTTATATCAGGCCAGAAACAGGTGGAGATGTTTGCTGATGCAATCGAAGCGTCTGCGAATAATCCTACACCTCCTGTCAATGTCAGCGCTACTTTTTTAACTGACCCAAAAGATATAGCGAAATTTATGGAGAAAAGGAAGAAAGCGAATGCAGGAAACAAGTAAATACACAGTTTTCAACATTCGTGAGTATTTGGGCGATGGAAGTCATAGACTCGGAGAGGATACGCTGTTTCATGAACGCATTTCAGGCAAAGAATTGTTAGGGCTTGCGATACGGCAGATACAGCAGTTACAGTATTTAGCGGGCGGCATGGTTATCTTTTTGGAGGCGGCTGACGAGGAAAGGCTTTTGTCTTTCTATCGTGAGAATGGGTTTCAGCAGTTCGATACAAGACTGACAGATTCTACCAAAGGGGAGTCGCATGAGCTGTTACAGTTATTAAAGCTGCTGTAACGAAAAATTATATAGTAAAAGTTGACTTTAGGTGCATGGTAGAGAAAAATCAATACCATGCGCTTTTTTGTTTTGTAGATACCGTCTTGAAAATAATCAGGGCAGTATTTTATGTGGAAAAATAAAAGGAAAAATAACTGAATATCAGAATACCCGCATCGGATAATTGCTCCGGCATTCCCCATCCTTTTTATCGCACGGCAGCGGTTTCCGGTTGAGTTTGTCCCTGATCCAGAAACAGGCAGACTCATGTTCACATTGTTTTTGTTTTTTCTTCTTGGCCATATGTCTTTAGCATGCCCCACAGGTGTCAATTACGAGCCAGGGCTGCCATCCTCCTTCCCTATATCACCAACTTGGTAAATTGTTGCAATTCTCTCCCCCGTTTCCAACTGCCGTTGGCGTAATCCATCGCAGGGCAATGTTCCATCCATCCTTTTTCCCATCCACTTTATTATAGGAAGAAAAGCAGAAACCCTGCACTCTGGAATCAGCCCCTATAAAAACAGGCGGGATTCCCCGCCTGTCTGCCCTAATACATGGAAAGAAACTCTTCTTCTGAAATAATTGGGATGCCAAGTTCTTTCGCTTTCCTGTTTTTGCCTGATGTGCTTTCCACATCATTGTTGATCAGGAAGTCCGTGTTTTTTGACACGGATCCTGCCGTCCGTCCGCCGAAGGTTTCAATCTTCGCCCTGATCTCATCGCGGTTCGCAAAATGCGTGACTTTCCCCGTAACGACAAACGTCTTGCCGCTGATCGCCGACAGGACATTTCCGGAAGGCTTTTCTGTGACTTCCAGCTCCATGAGCAGCTCAGTGAGCATCTGCATGTTCTGGCACAGCCATTCCTTGAGGCTTTTATCCATGACGCTCCCGAACCCGTCTATGACGGTGAAATCCACTCCGTGAGCCGCCGCATCAAGAAACGAATCCATATACGCTGTATCCGGGTACATCTCCCCCAGCCAGTTCCTTAACAGCTTTGCCTGGCCCTTGCCGATGTTCGGTATCCCGAGCGCATGAATGAATGGCACAAAACTGGGTGCCCGGGAGGCTTGTACCGCTTTCTGGAGCTGGGCATAGGATTTCTCGCCAAAACCATCCATAGCTATAATCTCATCCCTATACTGTCCCAGGCGGTACAAGTCCACAAAGCCTTTAAGGAACCCGCGATTGACCAGCGCAGTGACCTTTGACTCGGAGAGTCCCGCGATGTTCACGCAGTCGCGCTCCGCATAATGGACGAGCGCTCCAATCTTTTTAGCCGCACAGTCTTCATTCAGGCACTTGAGGAACAAGGTCCCGTTACTCTCAAACAGTGATGTATTCGCCCCGCATACCGGGCACTTCATGGGCAGGAGGTATCTCGCATACGCCTGCATCAGGCTCACTCCTCCTTTGCTGAAAGCGCCGTCTGCATCCAGGTTCTCATCGACTGCCGGAATAATCTTATTTGCTTTATACACTGTAATGCGATCCCCAGCTTTCAGGTCTTTTTCCAGCACATAAGATACATTATGGAGCGTCGCCCTCGATACGGTGGTTCCTTCCAGCTCCACCGGGTCAAATACAGCTATTGGGTTCAGGAGCCCTGTCCTCGACGCTGACCATTCAATATCCCTCAGAACGGTTTCTTCCGTTTCATCTGCCCATTTCAGGGCATATCCTGAAAGTTTATTGGGGAATTTCCCCGTTCCTGGCTGTTCATCCGCATATGCCGCATCATTCGCGGCAACTACAAGCCCGTCTACTGGGTACGGATATGATTCCGCCATACGGGTATACGTTTCCAATGTGTCAGCCAGCACGCTGGCCGGGCAAGTCGTATGTTCCACCACATTGAAACCAAGCGTGTTTAACACAGACAACTGTTTGTGGAAACTTCCCGGCAGCCCTTCCATAGCTACCAGCCGGAAAGCCACGAACGCGACAGGCCTGTTTTTCAGCAGGTTGCTGTCGTACAGTTTCACGGTGGCATTTGCAAGATTCCTGGGGTTCCTGTACTGCTCTTCCTCCGGGAACCTTGCATTCACGCGCTTGAAATCCGCATAAGACATAACAGCCTCTCCCCGTACCACAACTTTCCCGTGATAAGGTATAGTCATTGGCAGGCCCCGGATATATGGGGCATTATGGGTAATGTCACTGCCGGTTTCGCCATTGCCGCGTGTTGCCAGTACCTGGAGTTTCCCCCCCGTCATATGTCGCCACGCAGGTACTCCCATCCAGTTTCCACATTACAACTGCCTGCCGGTCCCTGACATCAAATACGGAAAATTTTTTCACGTCTTTCGTCTTGTCCAGAGACAGCGCCGGATACTCATGCCGGACTGTCCTGAGCCCATTCACGACAGCGCCTACGTTCTGTGTCGGCGAGTCCGGAAAGACATATCCTGTCTCCTGCTCCAGCTTTGACAATTGCTCATACCGGCTGTCGTATTCCTTGTTGCTCATGATCTCCCTTCCGCCATTGTAATAGGCATCTGATGCCTGATTGAGTTGGTTCACCAATTCCCTGATTGTTTTTTCCATTTGTTTCATCCTCCTCTAATGTTTATTTTTCATTTCCAATTTGTAGGAACCCGTAAAAAAAGAAACCTGTTAAGGTTTCCTTTCAGAACAGCAAGGAGAGGATGCCTCCCGCCGCCATATCCACGCAGGACAGCACTCCTGATGCGGCAAGTGCCAGAATCATCGTCACAGCGGTATCCCTTGCCACATCCTTACCGGCTGGCAGATAAAGCTTTTTCCCCATAAAACAGGCCTCCTTTCCTCGCTTTCGCCATATATTCTCCCGCCCGCATCTGCATGGCGATATCCTTTTTTGTCTCCATGATCACGCTGACTGTGATAAGGACAGATGTGCCAAAAAACGACAGCCGGGATACCCCGAACACGCCGCTCAATGCAATCGGGATTACGGCAATCACCGTCAATGCCGCGGCTCCGGCCGCTATCATTTTACGCATCTCTTTCCGCAGATATCTTTCCGTAGGTTTCCCCGGACGCACATTAGGGATAAGCCCCCCATTCTTTTTCAGTGTTTCTGCCGTCTCTCTTGGACTGAATGCCATACCTGAGTAGTAGAACGAGAACAAAAAAATCAGCACAATGTACAGCGCAACACCCAGCGTATACTCCTGCATTCCCGTATGGAACCAGTTCGCAGCATTAAGCAGACCCGCAGCAAATGTGCCTTCCTTGCCTGCAAGCTGCAGCCCCAGTACGGCAAAAGACAGCAGTCCGGATGCAAAGATGACCGGAACCACGCCTCCCGGGCACAATCTGACTGGCAGCGTGGAAACGCTGCTCCTGCCCGCCGCCACTTTTCCCGTGTATACCACAGGAATCTTCTTTTCAACGCAATGGATATATACGGTGAAACCAAACAGGAGGGTAACCCCAGCAATGCTCAGTGTTGCCGGCATCGCGCGGTTTCCCGGTCCCAGCATGACCATGTTGATGTATTCCATAATGTCACCCGGATATGAGGCAAGGATATTGACCAGCAAGATCAACGATATGCCATTGCCAATGAAATGCTCCTTATCCTCCGTCACACGTTTCCCGATCACCGCAAGTGCCATAGAACCGACGCTCCAGAGCAGAATGCCCGGCACTGCCCAGATATTTGACAGAAATACCCTTTGTTTCATGAAGGAAAGCGCCAGCACCCCGCTCTCTGCCAGGGAAATTCCTGCAGACATGCCAAGTGTCATACGTCCAAAATACCTGCGCTCCTCTGGTTTCCCCTTTTGCAGGTCCTTCAATTTTGGAAACACCTCGCCCAAAAGCTGCATCACAATGGATGCCGTGATATATGGACCGATGGAAAGGGCCATGATGGACATGCCGGAAAGCCCGTTCCCTGATACATGGTCCAGAAACCCGAGCAGGGAGTTCTTCTCCATCATTCCGGCTAAATGCCCTGTATCTACCCCTGGAACAGGGATTAGATGAAATAGCCTCAGTCCAAGCAGCACCAGCGCCGTCAACATACATCTTCGTTTCAATTGTTTGTCCAACATAATGCCTCCTTAATCTGCCAGACGGTATGCAGCGCGTTTCCCATCCGGTCTCGCGATATCAAACATGACCTTTGACCAATGCTCCCGTGCGCTGCCGACACATGCGTCAAAAGCCTGCCCTGTGATTTTAGGGTCTGCATACAGGCAGTCATGACGGGCCCCGGGCAAGCCTTCCACCATCCGGCATAGCTCCCTGAGACTTTTCAGGCCCTTGCGTGTGAAGGGGTGCAATGCCGTAAACTCAACCCCATCCGCATCCTTTACCATAGACTGGAATGCCCAGTGCTCACAGTATTCAGCCAGAGACACGATCACATGTCCCTGATGCCCACGGTAGCCGAGCCTATGGATAAGCTCCACGACGCGGGGCGCAGTCCTCACTGTGATTTCCCCGCAAAGCACGATTTCCGGAAACGGCAGCATCGCATCAATGCTGATCTCTGGCAGTCCTTCCGGTCCACCTTCCGTATGCAGTGCAATATAGATTCTCTCTTCCATTAAATATCTCCTTCCATTTCTGTGTTTTCAGGTTCGTCCTGCGGCGAATACCAGCTTGCCGGCTCCTGTACTTGGCGCACCTCCCGTTCCATCCCCTGGATCATGATCCTGTGTCCGCGCTTGGATCCGATGGAGGAACAGGTTGACAGGGATACAAGTTTCACATTTTCTTCTGCTTTTGCCCCTGTGTTCCATACCGACTTTGAGATCATGTACTTCTGGTATTCCACGAACTCACCGGTATCTGCAAACTGGTAGGTATAAGCTTTTGTCCCGTCCTTCACATTCGCCACGCTTGCAATCTGGTATGTGTGCCTTGTTCCATCAGGGAGGTAGATGTAAAAGTACGGGTCTTCAGGCTTTTTAAGATACCTTTTCAGAGTGCCGAACATCGAGCCGTTACGCATGTTATGCCCGTACACAATGCTGTTGTCGCCCGTGAAATCCGCCGCACACGCAGCATGCAGGAAAATGCTTCCGGCATAATTGTATTTCCCGTTATACAGGTGATGGAGATAGACGGCATTGTCCTTCCCCTGCAGCACAGGATAGCTGATCCTGCTGCCGACACGGATCCATGCAACCACATCTGTACCTTCAAGCGCCTCCCAGTCCACAGTGAACCCGTCCGGATCATCGCCTTCAGAAACAGCATCCCGAACCTCTTCATACACTTTATCCGCCTCTTTGTCCCCCTGTATTTTCTGGGACAACAGGAACCCGCCTGCTACAAAGAGCAGGATACTTGCAATGAAAAGGATGTTTCCAATTTTTTGTTTCATCCCAAAACCTCCTTTCTTCTTTAATATGGTATATAAAAAGCCGCACCAAAAAATGGTGCGGCAATCCGCTACTTAATTGTAAGCGAACGTCCTCTTTCCAAATGGGCATAGTCAACAAAATTCCCTTTTTTGAGGTACTGTTTGAGACGTGTTTTGTTCAGTTTCGGTGTGGCATCATAAAAAGTTTCCGGCACATCATCCGGCACATCCACAACGAGGCTCTCTGAAGTATCTTTCACAAGGAATGAGAACATGGCGGTCTCCACCTTCTTCTTATCCATGGATGCCATCGCATTTGCCATGTCCTCTGTCAGCTGTTTCCGCTTTTCTTCCTTTTCCTTCTTCCGCTCCTGCAGGCGCTTGATCTCACTGGAAAGCAGCTCTGAGTCACCATCCACCTGGGCAAGCACTTTCGCATAGGCGGTCAGTTTTTCTTCTAACATCCCTCCAAGCTCTTCCGCAGCTCCAGCGATATCCGCAGCGGTTGCCTCGCCATCCTCAACCATATCCTTAAGTTTCATGTACTCCATTGGTATTTCGTATAACGTCATAATAAAATCCTCCTTTAATGATTTTCTTTTTCATGGACAAATTGGCAATTTCCCCCAAAAAAGAAACCGCCTGCCCGCGGTTTCTTCCATAAAAGTCAAGCATTGGGATAGCAGGGAAGGATAAGTTCAACATAACCCTCACCACGCATGATGATAGGCGCCTTACAGCCCCTGAACTCAAGGACAATCTCGTCATCCTCCACGCTTTTTAAAGCCTCCAAAAGGAATTTCCCGTTTAAAAGAATTGGGGATAGGGTAGTGTCTCCGTTAATGGACGCATCCAGATCCGTATCAATTCCTCCTTTCCGGGTACTGGATGATAAAGAAACCGTTCCATTCTCCACCATCAGCCAGATCTTTTTTGCCGACTCATTTGTTGTTATGACCATTACTAGCTGGATTGCCTGCATCAGTTCCATACGGTTGAAGCTGATATCTGCAATGACATCCGTATCAGCCAGAATCTTACTGGTATTGAAAGCCTTGAATTGGTTCCGGGAGCAATCCATGATCGTGTCTTTATCAGAGAACGTCACCACATCATCCGTATACTCCACTTTCACAGCCCCTTTAAAAAGGCTTGCGGCCACTTTCATTGCCGCACCTGGAATCAAGAGTTCATTTCCCTCTGCCTCGCCGCGCACAGCGATACGGATTCCATCGAGAGCCTCCATGCGAAGCCCATCATTACTGATATTCAGCTTTATGCTTGTCAGCATGACATTCTGGGCTGCTTCCGGCGCAAGCGCGTGTTCAACTCCGTGCACTGCCGCAGCCAAAGCCTCAGCCTCAAACCCGCCTTCGCCATAAGCTGTACGGTAATCCGGGGGTTCCATTTCTAAAACCGGAATTTTCACGCGGGTCTTCCCGCTCCGTATATTCAGCTCATCCCCCGATTCCTCAATGGCAATGTCAGCACCTGCCAGCCGGCTTGCGATTTCGCATACTTCCTGGGCTACCACAATCTCAAATTCTGTTTCCACGTCTGCCTCAAACAAGGCACGCACCCTGCATATGCCGGATGTACCCGTGATATAGCTTTTCCCGTCGCTCCGGAATGAAATGCGGTATCCATTCAGCGTACCCACCGTTTTCATGCTCAATGCTCTGCCTGCTTTCCTTAACGCCTCCGCGAATTCGTTTCTGTCAACTACTGCTTTCATGTTCTTTTCCTCCTTATAATGAAAATCTTTTCATCCCCAATATCTGTAAAATGCACGCAAAAGTTTCCCAAAAAATAAGCAGCTGGGTTTCCAACTGCTTATTAGGACTTTACGCAAACGGGAGGTCGTCAAGCATATCATCCGGCAGCTCATAATACCCGCCATTGTCTACCCCACTCTGCTGCTGGTACTGCGGCTGTTGTGGTTGCTGGTATTGCGGTTGCTGGACTACTGCCGGCTGTTGCGGCTGCTGCGCTGACTGATACTGCGGCTGTTGCGGCTGTTGTGGTGCTGCCGACTGTCGTGGTTGTTGCGGCTGCTGGCACTGCGGCTGTTGTGGTTGCGGCTGCTGTGCGGTTGCCGGAGCAGTTGCCTCACTTGCCGCGCGGTTCCTGTAAACAACTGCGAATCTGTCAATGAACCTCGTTGTATCCGGCTGCCCATTGTATTCACCCTCTGTTTCATGGAAAATCATTGTAACCAGATCCATTTTTTTCAGCGAGCGCTCCAATCTGTCCGCCACCATATTCTGATATTTCGTGGAATTACAGCCAACGAAACTCGTCCAGTATGACTCTCGCGTCTCGCCGTCACTCCCGATATAGGATGACGCATGTCCAATCTCTTTGCCATATTCCTTGAGCCCTGTCATGCCGATGATCATAGATGAACCCGATTCGGAACGCTTTGCAGACCGGATAACACCCAGTACGATTTTTTTAGGATTATTTTTGATGTTTGTAATCGACAGGATATCGCCGATCGCCCCAACTTCTTCTGCAATCCCGACATCCGGATTATCCTTGGACGGCATCAGCATTACCATCAGATAATGGCCCACGCGGACATTTTTTGTCTTTTCTGCCGTTTCTGCCGTGAGCGTGCACTCAATCATCCTCGGCACCTGCATCTGGATGTTCGCATCCCATTCTGTTCCTTCAAGGCGCAGTGATGTGTCATCTTTTTCCCCAACCATCCCCACATAAATAGTTCTTCCGTTGTTTCCCTTGATTGCTGTAAACATAAAATTCTTCCTCCTTATATTGAAATGTTTTTTACGAACTTAATATGAAGAACCTGAAAAACAAAATTTACAGGCCCGACCACCTTTCCAGGCATTCACAGCCAGTGGGATTGCACAGCCTTATCTCTCCTGGCTGTACAGGCAAAGAAACGTCCTTCTTTAAGCAAAAAGGACGTTTCTTCCTATAGCGGATCGTTTTCCCCTGTCTCTGGCTCTTCTGCCGTCTGGGATCTTTTCTTTCCCACAAATATCGCCACCGCAGCGGCGGCAACCACCGCAAGCATTTTTATAATCAGCGGGATTCCTGTTTTCTCAGTTTCAGCCTCTGTTTCCCTATCTTCCTGCCCTGCCGTTTCTTTCCCTGATGCCTCATCCGTTTCGTCCGTATCCTCCTTATCACTTCCCGCCCTAGCTGCCGTTTGGGATGCATCCTTAAGGAATGACTCAAATTCTGCCCTTTCGATTTCCACCCGGTTTTCTGTGATTTCTGTTCCGTCCGCGTTGCAGCTCAGGTATTTCCCTAAAGCGTCATCATAGCGGAAATAAAACGCGCCAAGCGCCGGATCAAACAAGTGATAATACTCTTTGCCATCCTCGTCTTCCAATTTTTCATAATTCGCGCCGCCTCTGGATGCTGATGACGCATTTGGCCGCGTTTTCCTTGTAACCTTAACAGCATCATCCTTCTTTACGACCATGTCCGAGCTGCTTTTATTTGTCGCAGCAAGCGTCTTTGCCGTCAAATATGAGCCGCTGGTATTCTTCCTGATCCGGGTAGAGCCTTTTTCTGTCTGGACAGGCTCAGACTTCAATGTGCCAGATGTGCTGGGCGCACGGGGCGCCGTCTGTACCGGGGTTTTTACACCGCCCGCATTTCCTGTACTTCCTGTATGGCTTGTATTTCCCTTGTTCCCATTGCTGCCTGACGGTTTCTGCACCTTGAGTGCCGAACTGACATAAACATAAATCTTCAGTCCGGGCTCGTCATTATAGGACACCTTGTCACTGGGATGGAAAGTCACGCCATAGCTCCCGGATTTATTGACTATTACAGACGAATCCCATGAATAGGAACCATCTGCCGTATTGGGCAGGAGGTCATCGCTGAGATATGTGCCAGCCGGAACACGGATGTACGTCAGGGACGGATGGGGCAAGAACCCCTTTTCTACACGCACTGTCACATCTTTCTGCGTGACATCATACTCATAATGTTCCGTATCACCCCGAAAGACTGCCTGATACATGCCCTCGCCGACACTTAATCCGGAACCCGGTTCCGCAAATGACCACCCATCCGGCAATTTTACATCCCCCAGTTTCAGTCCGGCTTTATACTGCACGGTATAGGCATTATCCGGCATTGATGGGGAAACTGTTTTTTTGCCTACCATGACCATGACAGGGATATCCTCCACAGTATGGTACTTCAGCGTGTTCGTCGGCGTATACATTGCTTTATAGACTGCCTCTCCCACCTGTTCAATCTTCCCGGTGTCTGTCCATGAGAAACCGTCCGGCAGGATCACACTCTGGAGTTCATCATGATAAACTGCCGTCAAGTTTACAGGCACCTCATAAACAGGATCCAGTTTCTTGAACCTGTAAAAAGCATCCTCCTGGTTGAAACCGTAAACACCCTCTGCTTTTGTATCAAGGTCAACAACCCGGCCGTCACCGATCCATCCATAATGACGCGCCCCGGCGACAATGATATCGCCTTCCAGCAAAGCGGAGGAACTGCTTGTCATGATCCGGTTAAATCCCTGCCCATCCAAGGGCTTTGAAAAATCAATGCCGTCAACCAGCTCAAAGATTTGCCCTGTCTCCGCCGCTGCCAGCACTTCCGCTGCCGGACATAGCACCGCCCCCATGACAGGTGATGAACAAGCGAGCAGGACTGCCGGTATCATGTACCGGAACTTCTGTTTCTTTTTAACCATAGCTGTTTTCGCAGGGATGCCATCCCCGCCTCCTCCTTCCTGCGCGGCCTCTGCCGCTGTATTTAATATGGGGGAACAAAAAACAGGCGTTTCCGCCTGTCTTCCGTGCTAGATTGCGCCCGCCTTGCTTAACGGCCAGTAAACCAGCCTCGGATGCCCCTCGACATATTTCTTGTCCACATACGGCTCCTTCCATGCCCGGCTGTCGTAAGAGTTGTTCCGGTTATCACCCATGAGGAAATAGGAATCTTCCGGCACGACGAAGATCTGTTCATCCTGCACTTTCATCCGTTCCTTGAGATACGGTTCCTCAAGCGTTTCCCCATTGACATATACCCCGTCCTCCTTAATCTCCACCGTGTCTCCCGGCAGCCCGATCACGCGTTTGATGTAATGCACGGACGGGTCTCCCGGAAACCGGAAGATGATAACATCCCCTCGCCCCACTTTATCCTCCCTCGTCGCAATCAGCCGCATCCCTTCCGTGAACGTCGGTTCCATCGACTCGCTCGGGATATATGCATTCATCAGCACTTTACGGAAGAGAAAGATTTCCGCGAGAATGATCACAAGTACGATGGCAGCCTGGATAAAGCTGATCCGGTTTTCCTTCAACACAAGCATCTGTACTTATGCAGGGGCATCCTGCCCCTGCGCCTCCTTCCCTTATAATCTTAAGAATTGCGAGCCTTGGCTGCACACAACCGTTCCCGGCACAGCTCCTTTCACTAACTGTTTCGCCTCCTCTGTGCGTTTGAGCATGTGCCCGAGATCCCGCAGGGCCACTGATTCCGGAACTGCGCTCTTGACCCCTCCATAACGGGAAGTCAGCATATGCAGCAGGACATTCACATCGCGTTTCGGGAGCATTTCCTCTGTCATCCCGTCCGCACGGAGTGCCATTTCCACCTCTAAAAGCCGCCTCACAGCCGCATTGCCCTCACCCGCAAGCAGATCGTCTTCTGTAGGAGCATATCCATCAGACACAAGATCAATGTTGCCCACATAATACAAAAGTCCTGCCGCATACATCAGGTCCGCATTCAGCCCGAATATTGCAACTGCATGATCTGCCATGCGTAAGAGTGCCAAGGTTGCTTCCATAATCCCGCATTGCCTTGAAAATGCCCCTGCTGCCGTCAGAGGTTTCGTCCGGAACTTCACTGCATCTTTCGTCAGCACGTTCCCCACCAGCTTACGGTAGCCAGGGTGCCTGATCCGCTTGTAATAGGCGTTGATTTCCGCAAAACCTGACCTTTCATCAATCTCCGCTTTCGGATAAAAGCATGTAAGATCCGCGTCTGGAAGGATTTCTGAACGCAGGATCTTGTAGGACGGCTTATTGTTATATGTGGATGCCTCTACGAGCATCCGGCACACTGCCGGGCCGTTCACATCGACCGGCTCATCAAAACGCAGAAATGTAGCCATATTCCCCTCCTTGTCCTGCACGGAAAGCCGCTGGTACGGCGCCCCGTTGGATGTCATGCTCCCCTTCACGTCCTTCACCATGATTTCTATTTCCTGCTGGGTCTCAGCCGCCAGTTCCATAATACTATTCCTCATTTTGTGGTTCCTCCTCTTTTATGATGGGTTCAGTATACCACGCCCTGGAGGCTCCTTGTTTTTTTGAGGCAAAGCCCGGCATGTGCCTACGATCTGCTCAAGTCTTTTTTACAAGGCCATACCCAGCCAATCCACCCTTTCTCGCCGGCAATCCTTGACGGCTTGCTATTCTGCCATGATATCCAGCGTTCCAGGCTGATCACCCGGTATCCTCCAATATTCTCTGCGACCTGTCCATTCCCGACATAGATCCCTACATGCCCCCACTGCGTCCCGGATCCCGTGCCTACGACCGCCGCTCCGGGCGGGATATTCTTTGAATCCCTTGAGCCGCTGGAACTCCACAGTTTCCAATAGTCAATCGCATTATGCCCCGGGTAATACCCAAGCGCATACTGATACACGCCCGACACCCACGCGGCACAGTACCCCGCCTTTGCGGAGCGTGTGGATTTCCCGTTTCTTGCCGCATCACAGACTTTCTGCATTGCCGATGTCATTTTCCCGTTCCACGTGACCGAGGCAGATGTAGTGGTCTCCACGGCCGTAATATGCTTTCCGACCTGTTCAGCAAAATCTGTCATCGGCACAATGCCGATGGGGTCAAAAACAGCCTCTTTATTCGTTTCGTAATACTTCTGTGCATCCTTTTTCGAATACTTCTCTGTTGATTTTGCATAATCCGACCTGAGCATGACCGCCTCAACTGCCACGTCCAGCCCGTCATTTTTCTTTTTGAGGCTCACAGGCGTCTGATGTGCCCCGTTATATGCTATTTCCATCACCTGCAGACGGTTGAACAGGAACCTGACAGACGAGGCCGGGCTGCTGATAGACGCGGATGTCAAGAAATATTGTGTCACACCGCATGGATCCGTCGCTGATGGGTTCCCGTCCGAGAGGACTTCTATCATAGCGAGGATCAGGGGCGCATATTGGCTGGACGGTGCTTTCGTCCTGCTGCTGCAGCCTTTCAGTGTTTCCTTCACCAGCGGCCTGAGCGCCTCCACGTTTTGGGAAATATCACGCGTCTGTATCCCTTTGGAAATCTTCCCGTCAAGGATGAGCTGGTCGGCAAGCGCCTCCCAGTCCGTTGCCTCAAAAGATGCAAGCGCTGCCTCCCTGTTGTCTTCATTCCATCCGTCAAATACATCCTGGTCCATATCCCCCGATGCCTGCACAGCCCCTCCTGCCAGCATTACGCATGCAGACAATGCGGCAAGCATCCTTTTCCATCGTTTCATGCAATCCCTCCTTTCAATATCCACAATATGGGATTCTCTTACAGAAAACCGGAGAATCCGCACCAAAAAGACAAAGTTCACTCAGATTAAACAGAGAGGGCGAGTTTCATTCCATGTTTATCGGGCCTCTTCACAACACGCTATGGATATGTTGCGGCAAAAAATCGAAAGGAGACATGTTTTATGGCAAACGAAACAGCAAAAATTGGCGACTATGGACAGCTCACACTGACGAAGGAACAGGTTGTGTTCTACCTACGCAAAAAGAAACTGGAAACATTTAAGGAAAAACGTGCTTCCGGACAGGCACTCACTTATGAAGAGGAACAGTACGAGGACAAGATCAAAGCCGACTTATTTGCATCTGTCCTCAAATTCGGCATGAAGGAGGCGAAACAGATCCTCGTCCGCTACCGCGTAGATTCAGACGCATGGAAGGATATCCAGCAGGGGCTTGCGGAGAAATTCTACGAAAAATTGGATTCTTATGATCCGCTGCGCTCCACGCCTACCACCTTCTATGTCCGGCATTTCAGGGAGGTGATATCTACATATCTTTCCAAGAACACCCTGCACCTCTCCCCATACGACATCAAGAATTCGCGGAAGGTCATAGCTGCAATCCAGCATTACGAATCGAAGGGAATCCAATGGACGGACGACATGGTCGCAACGCGCACGGGGCTTTCCCCAAAAGTAGTACGGTCAACGCTCCAATACCGGTATAACACAAATTATGTCGCGGTAGATGACGATGAGAGCTGTACGCAAATCGTATCCAAAATACCGAATCCGGAAGATATGATGCTTGCACAGGAGCGGGAGGAAGTAATAAGCAGAGCTGTAATTGAGGTTTTGGAGCCAGAGGAATGGGATATTCTCAAAAGGCGCATCAATCTGGACGGGCATAAGGAAAAATCTTTTGAAAACATCCATTTGGAAACCGGGATTCCCTTAAAGGAAGTCAAATCCATCTATAACCGTGCAATTGTAAAACTGGGCAGCAGCAAAGATATACAACGTCTCTTCAATAAAACCCACACAAAACGCCAAAAGGCCGGAAATGTCGTATTTCAGGAAGATACTTCCCGTATCCTGCACAGCCAGATTTTTGCACAGGATTAACCAAACACCCAGGAGGATTCCTCCTGGGTGTTTCAATTACGCCTTTGTCAGTTCCCGGATGAACGGGCTGATATTCACATGTTTCCCGCTCCTGCTCTTATACCCGACCAGCTCAAGATGTTTCTTTGCCCGCGTACATGCCACATAGAACAAACGGCGCTCCTCTTCTATGTCACAGGGGCGTTTCTCGTTCTGGTACGGGATATTCCCCTCAACGCAGTTTGCCACGATCACATGTTCCCATTCAAGTCCCTTCGCTTTATGCATGCTGGACAGCAGCACTCCCGCCTGGGACTTCCGGGCCTGGCGGATTGCATGCTCATACCTCTTTACATATGCCTCCCACTCCCGCCACGGCTCCGCGCCTGACGGCAGGCTTTTCACATCAGACAGATATGATTCCCATACAGATGTCAGCTCTTCCATGTCCATGCCCCTGAAATTCGCATAATCCTTCAGATATCTGCGGTAAGCCACATACAGCGTGCTCATGTATGTCCTGGGCGGTTTGCCTTTCAGGCTCCGCAGGAGCCGGAACAAGTCTTCAATCTCTTTGACTGCACCCTTCACCTTCCAAAATTCACCGTTCATTTCATACGCTGCCTGGCACATCTGCTGTTCTGTCTCCGCCAGCGTCTGCATCCATACATACCTGTCCGACTGCAGGTACCGCTGGGGATGGTTAAGGATCCTCGCCAGATCACCCTCCCCGCCGATTTCATTTGCCAGCCGGTAATAGGAACAGATATCACGGTAGATCCAATGTTCATACCTGTTCGTAACCCCGTCCGCAACCTGTACTTCAATCCCGCGCCGGATCAGCGCGCCCGCAATCCCTTCCGTTTCCTTGTTCGTGCGGTATAAAACCGCAATATCCCTATCCTGCATCCCTGACTTTAACAGGCTTTCCACGCGGCCTGCAATGATCCTGTGCGTTTCTGCTTTTGTCTCGCCAAGGGTAAGTTCAATCTCGCCCGCCTCCGGCCTGGCCGCAATGAAATCTTTCGCATACCGGTTGCGATTTTTTGCGATCATCTGCCCTGCACACGCGATGATGTTCCTTGCGGATCGGTAATTCGTACCCATGCGGATGACCTTCGCCCTCGGATAATCGTCGGGGAAACCCAGCATCACTTCCGGGCACGCACCCCTGAACCCATAAATAGACTGGTCATCATCGCCCACAACAGCAAGATTCCCATTCTCGCCGGCAAGCAGGTAAACAATGTCGCGCTGCACATAATTGGTATCCTGGTACTCGTCCACCTGGATATACCGGTATTTATCCCTAAGCTCGGCAAGAGCCCGCTTGTCATTAAGAAGGACTTCATATGCCTGTGTCAGCATATCATCAAAGTCAATCTTCCCTTGCTGCTTTTTCAGGGTCTCGTAGCGGTCCCACAGGAACTGGAACAGCGCCTTGTCGGGAGTGCTGTTCAGTTTGAACTTTTTGCCTGGATTGTTTTTGTGCATCCCGATATCAAGAACAAGGTCATTGATAAACTGGTCACGGTCACTAACCGCCGCGAGCATCGTCCGGTATCCCTTGGGGATGTCCATTGACGGGTACTTTGCCGCACTGTCCCGGAGCATGGAGAAAAAGAAATCACGTTCTTCATCATCACTCATAATCTCCGGCCTTCCTCTGTAGCGGATCAGGATTGCCAGGCAAAGCGCATGGATCGTGGAAAATGTCACGCCCTTTTTGGAACCCGGTTCCGATTCGTAACGTTTACGCATTTCTGCTGCTGCCGAACGTGTAAATGTCATCATCAAAATATGTTCCGGATCTATCCCTGCCTCTTTCACCATGTGATTTATCCTCGCAAGCAGTGTCGTCGTCTTGCCTGCTCCTGGACAGGCAATTACGATTACCTGTCCATTTATCGTATGTACGCATTCCAATTGTGCCTCGTTCATAAAAACCTCCTAATAAATCAAATCTTTGCTCCGGGAGGCATCACCAACCATTACGAACCAGTAATAATATTTGTCTGCCACCTGAAACTCCTCTTCATTCAGCAACCCCAAATAACGGTTACACAGCGTGACCACATGCTGCTTTGGATACCTCCGGCAGATGCCGTCAAACTCCTGCAGCATCTCTGAAAGATCTCTCATATGCTTTTCTCCTCCTATGGCTACATTATACAGTTTGGCGAAAAAAAGCCGCTTTATGGAACAAATCCCCCATATTATGCCTGAAAAACACAGAAAGGAGATTTTTATGGTTTATTACATTACAGATGGCATCAATTATCTGTCAAGCGAAGACCCTGACAGCACAAAAATGACGAAAGACAGCGGGTGCGCCCTGAAATTCGCATCAGAAACCCGTGCATTCCCTGTCCTGCTGGCGTTCCGTTCGAAGTTTCCCCAAAAAGCACAGATGAAATGGCGGATTGAGGCACGGGACGAAGAGTACACGGAACCCATAATGCTGCAAATCAAGTGCGAACGCGGATACCTGGCAAATGACCTGTCATTGACATCAAACCCCGCACATGCCGGGAAGTGGGAAGAGGAAAAAGCAAAAAATGTCCTTAACAACCAATGTTCCACCCATCCGCTGCTCCGGAAATACACATGGATGACTGTGCCCATTGAAGAGGATGACATTCCTGACCCCCTGCCGGAAGAAATATCATACACGGATATCGATCCCGCCATATATTCAGAAAACGCGCCGGACATGCTGGCTCTCATCCCTTTCGCGCAGCCGTCAGCTATAAACAGCTCCCTGGGTCTGATACATGCCCTCGTTCTCTTTTATGACGGGATTGGCCAACGCGAAAAGGCGCTGAATGAAGAGTGCAGGAAAACGGAGAAACTAATCACGATCATCGAACATGCAATCGAATTCAATGAATATGATGACACAACGGAACATAAGCTGATACAGATGATCCGATGTCTCAGACGGCGCAGGCGCAAATGTAAGGACGAGCTTGTCGTCACCCATGCTTTCCTAAACAACATTTCCCCTGAACTGGTCAGCAAGGCAGGCGAATACACACAAATCCTGGAAGGGCGCTACTATATGCCGGAAATGCTGGCCGCCCTTTTTAAGGATTCCGATAATACATTATTAAAAGCCCAGAATGAGTAAACAGGACGTGTTTCCTGTATTGCCGTCTAAAAAAGAGACGCCAAAGCGTCTCTTTTTTAACCCATCAGACAGGGAGGGAATCCTGCAGCATCCATAACTCGCCATCGTAAAAATTATACAGTTCTTCAACTGCCTCTTCCAGCACTTCAGGCGCAACGGCCAGATGCCCCCATGCCTCGGGGAGGAACCAGCTTCCAAACCGCGAACGTTTCTTCCCGTTCACTGCCGCCTTTATTTTGTATGGCGCAAGCGCTACTTTCATCACATCCTTGCGTTCCGTCGCTTCCTCCACGCTGGGATAGCCAATCTGGAACACGATGCTCATATCGCATCCCGACATGTTTTCCATTTTCTCCACACATGCCTGGGGATTCCCTGTCGCAGCAAGCCGGAGACAGCCCGTGGCTTCGTTGCGGACGAAGATCAGATAACATCCTGCTTTCATTCCTACACCTCCCCATACATGGACATCAGCTTGTGGCATAGTGACAAAAGTTCCTGTTTGGAAACATCCGGCAGGTTTAACTTGCCGTTCGCGCAGAACTGCCGCATACTCTGGAGCAGCATCCCGACAGCCGGGGATTCCTCGCACGGCATTTCAGGAATTGCTGGCTTACAGGGCATCTCTGAATCAGACGCCGCCGTAATAGATGCCGGTGGCTTGCACGGCATTGTATTGGCTCCCATGGATGGGAACGTCACGCTCCTTGCCGAAAGCTTGCGTTTCATCTCACGCTTTTCCAGATGTTCTTTCAGAAGAACTTTCTGCATGGCCTCGTCCCCCGGAGCGGTATTCGCGATATGTGCAGCCTCACCGACCCGAATCTTCTCGCCCATATACAGGCATTGTTTCAGATACGGCGTTCCGTTCACTATGACATCACGGAACTGGCGGCAGTAGCGGTCAGAACACCCGAACACGTCCATCGCACGTTTCACGAACTCCCTGTCAACGCCATGCTCCGCCGCCAAAAGCTCGCAGTACATCAGACGTACCGCTTTGTCACACGTCTTGCGGACGGTCAGGTGTGATTCCATACGCATGCGGTCTACAACAGCCTCCGGCACGGTGCTGTCAGCAACCCAAAAATTTGGCAGGAAAAAGCGGAGCCGCAAGGCCCCGCCGTTTCCCATTTCATTAAAAGAGGACAATCTATTCGTATACGGCTTACGCCAATCTCGTCTATGTCTTTAGTTTATCATATTCCCGCATGCGTCATTTTCCTGAGCCGAATTCTATTTTGCATGGTCTGCGAGCCATTCCCTGACAGCGTATGCCATGGCATAGCTCAGCGCCCGGTCCCTGCCGATATCTTTCTCCATCGCAGCGGCATCTTCATACCCGTATTCCTTGGCAAGCGCCTCCAATGCTGTTGCCTGCTCCTTTTCCGTCTGAATCAGTTTTTCCTGGTCCGCGATTGCGCGCACAGCCATGGTTTCTTTCGCCTGCGCCTTTGACGCCTCCTGAATCCCTTCATCGAATTTATCCAAGCTCTGTCCGATATAATCCCGGATATATGTCTCATAATCCACGCCGCTATCGTTTGCAGCCTCCTGGTACTGACTCTTTATTTCATTCTCTATGTCCGTCAAATCCGGATACTGCAGGACCTCGGTATTCGCGAGGACCGCATCAAAAGCCCCGTCCGCCAGCTGCGCCCGATACTCCCTTTCCGCCCTATCCTCAAGCTGCTTTTTGACTTCCCCCCGGAATTCTTTTACCGTTCCTGTTGTTCGGGACACTGTTTTCACAAATGCATCCGTAAGCTCCGGCACATGTTTTTCCATGACCATTTTTACGGTAACCGTATATATATTGCCAACCGGATCCACCCATTCATAGCGCTCCCCTTTCTTATGCCCGGCAAGGCTTTCCTGGAGCCCTCCGTCCGCGGTGACTGGCAGCTCAAGATCCAGACTGCTGTCCGTTTCCGACGTGTAGTCGATTACAACAATATCCCCTTTCCCGGCCGCCCGTGATGTCTCGGCCTTTTCTGCGTTCGCATCCAGGATTTCACCAATTTCTGCATCTACATCCGCATCTGTGATCGCCGTAGGCGATAGCGCTCCTGATTCTACTCCTGTATACTGTGTGATCCGGATATTTTCGTCTTCATACTCCGCCCTGGAACACCCGCACAGGGCAAGCCCCACCAACAGGGCAACTATTATTTCCCGCATTTATTTCCCTCCCATAACATTTTTTAGTGAATCCAGCTCATAGCTGCGTATGACCTCGCGCACGGTGTCCTGGCTGATGCAGTATCGGAGGTCGGAAAGTGATACGCCAAGGTCGATATCCCGCTTTGTTTCCGCCAGGCGCAGGGATAGGAATGCGGATTCCCGCCCCTTTTCCAGGCAGCGGAAAACGTCCTTCCGAATGCCAAGGGTTCTGCAGTTAAGCGTACCCGCATCCACTGCCTGATAAAGCGCAGTGACTGACCCGTATTTCTGTAACAGCGGCACAGCCGCTTTTGGCCCTATCCCTTTCACGCCGGGAATGTTATCTGACTTGTCCCCTACCAGCGCCTTATACTCCACGACTTGCCTTCCTTCAGACAGGCCGTAATCCTCCTTCAGTTCCTTCTCCGTGTACACTTTCTTTAACTGTACCCGTATCCGTCTTGCGTCGTCCACAAGCTGCAGATAGTCCATATCCCGTGTGACCAGCAATGTTTCCGGCACCTTCCTGCAGAAACGCTCTGCAAGGCTTGCCGCGTAATCGTCCGCCTCATAACACCCGGAACAGAAAATACGGAAACCGAAGATTTCCAAGATATGCTGCATAGTGGCAAACTGCTGCTTTAACGGTTCCGGGGTTTCCTTCCGGGTCGCCTTATAGGCAGGGTATATCTCACGCCGGAACGTATTCCGAGTCTGGTCAAATGCGAATGCGAGGTACTCCGGTTTCTGCTCCCTGATGATCTTAAATATGGAACGTAACATGCCAAGGACACCGTTCGTATATACCCCATCCCTTGTGTGCATGATCTCGCCTGCGCCGCCTTTAGGCAGCGTGGCATAATATGCCGATGACAGCATAGAACTCCCGTCAATAATAATGAGCATAAAAAATCCTCCTTTTTCCTTAATTATACAAACCCAGGCATATCCGCCTTCATGTGGCACGAAGTGTTATCAATAATATGGTTTTCATCCCGGAGCATTGGGCCACTGCTTAAAAAAAGAAGCCAAGGATGGCTTCTTTTACCTATCGCCAGTCAGCGATTTTTCACTTTGCGTAGGGAACGGTTTGCAAGGGTAATGAAACGTATTTCATCCCATTGATTTTGGAACCCATTTCCGGTGTTCGCATCCGCCAGATTTTCCTCTGGCTGTCCTTTCAACTGGTCAATGATCCCCAGCCATTCCGGAAGCTGGTAGGCTTTCAAATGCCTGGGAGACTCTGGGAAATTCAAGTTCTTTTGGAAAATGTACCCTTCTTCATCCATGGTTATCTCCAATGGCACTCCGATGGCATTCTTTACCGTAACCGTATTCCCTTCATATAAGTATTGCATCAAAAGGGCAGCGTCTTCAATGTCCTCTAAAAACCTTGAATCTCTCATACGGTCACCTCCACTCATATACGCCATTCTCATAGTCGCAAGCAGGAACGTTGATACGGACTTGGGTATGCCGGCTATAAGACGGGTAATTTTCATAGTGTCTGCGTACCCTTACCTCTGCCGCCTCCCTGTCCGGAGCCCACACGATGCCTTTTGCAAGATCAAGGATTTCATACGCCCATAGCGTTTCCTTTTCTGTCGGCTCCGGCATCCAGTCCGGCTTTACAAACCGGTCTGTGTACTCAATCTCCGTTTTATCTTCCCATTCAATGTCAAAAGCATCCGGCCAGAAATCGTGGAGTGCCAACATCAGGGGCAGATAGCAGACGATAATGGAAACCCCGGTTCCTTCCGCAGTGCACCACCACGGCATCCGGATTTTTTCCATATCCTTTAACGGGCGATAGTCCTCTGCTTTTGTCAAAAACCGATAACGGATAAGCGCACCTTCTTTCTGCGCTGTTTCTGAAAAAAGGACTTCCCTGCATTTCCTGCCGAAATTCCCTTCCCGCATTCCGGTTCCCCTAAATGTCGCCTCCGTATAATAATCCGCACAATTGAGGACTCCGTGGGAAAGGCACGGATGGTGTTTTTTGAAAACTTCATGAGCCTCCCGCATGTCCTGTGCGACAACCTCAGTCCATCCCCCGCCATCGCTCCCGTTCCCGTTCCCATAAGTGTAATAGTATCTGTTCATATTCCTTTCCTCCTTATAATGAATATTTTCCATAGTTAATTTGAGGAATTCGTGAAATCCCATTCACGGAAAAACGGGACCAGCCATCTGCCAAGCCCCGCCTTTCCGATCATTAATAGGAGTAGTCAATTTATGTATAGGGGCAAAGGCCCCGTCTCGTCAATATCCAGAGCCGCAGGCTTTCCTACGGCTCCTGATAGGAGGAAAAATCTATCGTAAAGGGCTTACCGCCCGTCCGTCCTTAACTCTGGCGTCAGTATACCACACACCCGGACAGGTGTCTTTCCTGAACCAAATCCGGGAACGGCAGCCGCTGCCCGCTGATCCGGAAAATCTCGTGCTCCTTCTCTACTGCATGGGTCGCCCACAGTGTTTCGGACATGCAGAAAGCATTATCTGATCCGTCATTGAGGCACGGATCCATATAATATCTCATGCCTCCGATCACAACGCAGTTCCATGCGTGATAACAGATTTCCCCTCTTTTGCTGACATATCCGGTCACATACCAGCATTCAATCCCCAGCGCACAGCACATGGACTGGAACGCTTCCGCATACCCGGCACATACCGCATGGTCCGAAAGCAAGCAGTAGTCCGTGAACGGCACATAGTCTTCTTTATATGGATACCCCTCCACTGTCGCATAATCCGCATAAGAAAGCTCGTCCACCAGATACGCATTGACCGCGCATGCTTTTTCAAAGTCACTCATCCCATCGTGGAGCCCCGCATCTTCGATAGCTGCAAGGACATAGTGCTTTGCCCGGTTATTCTCAGGATTGGAATAGATGCCCGCTCCAGAAACCGTCTCGCCTACACGTTCATACACCCGCCCATACAGCACTTTTTCTCCGGGTGGATCAGGCGCTCTGCTATCTGCCTTGTTCCCAGTAGTAGTGATTGTAGTTATGACCAGCAATATGATAGGCAAAATTTTTTTCACTTCCCCTTCCCCCTCCATTGGAATCATCCTTAATATGGGTTTTTGGAAAACAGAAATACCTCCTTGTGTGCCAAAGCTCTTCCTGCTACAATAGAACAGGAACATTTGGAAAGCGCCTCATATTCCAGCGGTTCCATGCAAAAAAGCGGCATCAGCGCCGCTCTTTTTGCTTTCTTCCAGCACAATCCCCCTGAAGTCACCTACGGTCGCCAACAATCTGTTGATGGGGCGTTACGGTTGTGCTAAAATATATCCTACTTATTAATACCAGAGGGGAAACTATGAATCCTATATATAATATGACTTTGACAGAACTACGGGAATATACTGATGAAGAGTTAAGGCAGCTGCTTGCTTACATGGATCAGGAGCGGCAATCCGGCGCTGCACACAGCAATCCATACCGCGCCAGCTGCACGTATTGGATGTGCGTTTTAGAACGGCAAATACGGAAGGGGAGCCCAATCCTGGAACATATGGATATCAAATGCATCCACAACATATTTGATACTGGCCAAAAATATATTTTCCGAAGGGGGAACCGGTATCATATGTATCAATTTGACGACACCCTTTTAGTATTCAACGACAAACGGGAACCCTACCTGTTTTCAAAATCGGAAGACGATGCAAAATGCATTTGGAAATATTTTGACCTAGCCACTGGGCAATCCAGTTAGGATCCCTATCATTTTACAGGAGTCCACGCCTCTGCCTATGGACTCCCTCACTATTTCTATAATGCGTCCTCTTTTAGATGCTCAAAAGGGCATTAACCGAGCTTACATGCCATACCATTGACCTCTGCAATGCCCGTGCCCACGGGGATAACGATACACAGCCTGCCGTCTACGGTCTTTGTTTGGATATCCGTACCGTTTTCTGCCTTTATATGCAGGCCGCCTGTTTTCACGACAACCGCATTTTCATCAGCCAGGCTTGACAGCGACAGGGACGTTCCAGCACACTTCCTGTCATATTCCTGGTCAAACGCATCCACCTGTTCTTCACTGAATCCCGCCTCCTCAAGCATATATTCCAGCTCCTTTTTTCCAACCTGCCGCGCTCCATCCTCGCCCATCCATTCTTCTGCCAACTCCTGGACAGCACGGACCTGTGTAAAGGTACAGGCTCCATCAGTGATATCTGCCAGTGTGCCTGAAATCCACTCCCGCTCTTCTTTCTCCGACAACGGACGGTTCTTGCCTACAAGCCGCCGCAGGAATTCTTCCTGCGCGCCCTTTTTAGAAAAATAGAGAAGTCCATGCAGATCTTCTTTCCGGTCATTGAACGCCGGGTACAGGAATGCATCCGCCGGCGGGCTTACCCACAGTTCCTTATCCCGGATCTTGAGGGAGGCATTCTGTGAATCATAAGACAGCCCTGGCTTAGACGGGCGAACAGGACACATGCAGCAAAGGATGTACTCAAACGGGTCGGCAGACGGGGCATCATAGCAACCATATGCAAGGATAACCGTATAATCTTCGTCGCATTGATAGCTGTTTGCCACCATACCAAAAAACTCTTCCACGTATGCCTGCTCTTTCAGGTGCCCATCACGCAGCCTGTATAAAGCATCCTCCGCCCCGTCCTTGGGAGGGAATTCCATATTAAATAACGTATTCCCAATTTTCCCGGAAAGAGCTTTGCAGAAAAGAGCAAGATATCTGGACTCGCTGTCTTCCGTTAACCTCAAAAATTCTGTCGGCGGCTGGATGCTGCATCCATCCTGTGACACATGGCACGACGCGATCCGTATCACGCTATTGTTTTCCAATTTAAACTGTTTCTTAATTTCACTTATTTCTTTCTTGTCCATAAAAACTCCTTTCTTTGTCAAGTTTCTTACCCATTTCCTTAATTAGGAGGCACGGGTATGTTTCCGCTACATTCTCAACATGATATTTTTTAGCTACTGCTTTATCCCTGCTGGCGCATCTCCCCTACAAATACCGTGTTCCACAGTTCGGACAGTAATATTCCTCACAAAACTCCGGCATCCTTACCTCTTCGTCAATCACATCTGCAAGGCTTTCCATAAATTCTATTGCCGCCATTCCACTACAGCATTTCTTTGAATAGCTATAACAGCATCTGGTTCCCTTTTGTCAAAAATTTTTCCGCAACATTTAATGACTGCTTTTCCTCCTTTGGAAAATTCAACTTTGAACATTCCCCCATATCAACATTCGACCACCGTCTTACTTACCATATCCCCCATATATCACGCCATATGGAAGAAAATAAATTATAAGCCTTTTCATTAGAACGCCATTTATCATGGTATTCCGTTTCTGGTTCTTCTCCCTCATACCACTTGGGATTTTCAACCGTTTCTTTGTATTCTTCCGGTTTCATGGTCTTGCAGATAATTTCTTCGACACCTAAACCATCCTTCGCTTTCAAATCATGTGAACCACCAGAATCACAGTCAGTCCCCTTGTACGGCTCCATGATTTCATTCAAAAGGTCACTTGTAAGCATTCCACTGTCATACAAAGTGACAACCGTATTTTCCATAATTGTATATCCAGCATTCCAACCCATACTATACCTCTGCTTTTTAACTTCCATATTCTTAATATCCACCACAGCCTCATTCTTGTACAAACGACACAAAATCGGCAGGTTTTCGCCTCCATGTCTGATCTGATTTTTGTTCGGGTTTTCCTCCGCGGATGGGCAGAGTAACCATTGGTATTGTGTCATGGCTGTTCTCCATATTAGGTCGGGATTGTCAAATATTTCTCTCATTTTCCCTTACTCCTTTCCACTTCTCTGGCCATCGCTTGTATCTTTTCAAAGTAAAACCGTATCGGCTCGTGGTGTTCTTCCACCATTCCATACCTTATCGCAATATTATATGTGCTGACATCCCTCGCAAGCCTCTGAGGTATGCCAGAGAGCATTTTACGGAAGGTTTCCAAGTCATAGGTTGATTTATACCGGTTACAGCTACCGCAGGATGGGAGCATATTTTCAACTGTATCAATGCTTTCGTCCATATACTCAAAGTTTCTCATGCAGCGCACATGATCTACATGAAAGCCTTTAAAAGGAATCTCACATCCGCAGTACGCACAATGTCCGCTGCATTTATCGTATACAATCTTTCTTTCTGTCTTGGTTAGTTTTCTTCTCACTTTTTGCTTTCTCCCATTCTGTTTCCTGCTGCCTCTCCAATGCGGCTTCCGCTTCTCCTCTCATTCACTGAATTTAATTACTGCGCCCTCCTTATATTCACCCATGCAGAATAATGTATCCCCATCCCAGCAGCCCTCGTCATGGTCATATCTGTAATAGCAGGTATCCCCGTCGCTTACGAAGGGCGCCGTATAGGAGTAATAGCATGGAGCTCCTTCCGGATAGTACGTCATGACGCTTTTGCCGCCTAACATAGGGCACTCTATCTCTCCCCATTCCTTTCCGTTTTCCCATTCCAGCCATTTAATATCTTCTTTACGCCCCTCCAGTTCGTCTAACCGCCCGGACATTTTCTCTAATTTATCCGCGGCCGCCCTAAGCCATTCACAGCACTCTCCATCCTCAAAGCATACATCATATTTGTTTTGGTAATATGGGCATTGGATTCTTCCATCATGCGGCTCGTTTCCGCAATATATCTCAGGAGTACCGCCATTCATATGCATGACATTGTGATGCTCTATATGGCAATCTCCGTTTCCATCCTGACTGGACAAGCATCTTAATGCCTTTACCAGCTCTTTATCAATTAATGTTGTTTTTCCTTTGTCCTCATGACTGTCCAATTCCAGCAGCTTTCCCTTTTCCTCTAAGTCTTTATATTTTTCAATCTGTTCTTCAAGGCTCTTTATGTATGCTCCGGCATAAAGGCACATTCCATTATCCTCACAACCTAAAAGCAAATCTGCGATTTTATCGTTCATTTCCTGATAAAGATTTATGTTCTTCATATTTCCCTCCACAATCCCCTATTTCAAGACATTTCTTATCTCTTTGATATGTTCACGAATTGCAGATACCTTTTCTCTTTCTAAATCATCAACAGAATCATCAACAGCCTCTGCCAAAACAGAAACCATATTCAGCAATTCTTCCCCTGCGCTGTATTTCCTTAAAATTATTCCGTCAGAATTAGTAAATATCTCCATCGGAGTACCATCTGTAATACTGAATTTTCTTCTTACCTCTTTTGGAATTGTGACTCTTCCCAAATCATCAACTCTACGAATAATTCCATTTACTTTCATATTCTCCTACCTTTCCATTTTATTTTTCCTTGCTTTCGGCTCTCTCCCTTTTCCGCAGTTCCCTTGATAAAGCCGTAACCCGTGATTTGTTTCCCTTTTCTTCTTTCTCAGCCAAAACAAAGAGTGCCTCTTTAATCTCCTCAACCGTCGCATGCTGCAAGTGACTCTTAAAATTTATATCCGTTGCAGGAACTGTTGTAAGCCAGCTTATATTATTGTTCATTCTCCCATCTCCTTTATTTTCTTCTTCGCCCAATACCTGCCCAATCCAAAGGATTTGTTACACTTTGTTTAATCCTGTCTGCATCAATCAGCCGCATTCTTATCTTCATCTCCATATTTCTATTCTTGAATCGCTTTCCCCTGCTGCCATACTGTAATCCAGTCCTTTATCGTCAAGGAATGATTCCACATCCATAATGTCATCCATGCATGGCTCGCAGGACAATTCCTGGAATATTTCATCTTCCATGCCTTCCGGCTCGTCAATCTCGACCGTATAGCTTTGTTCTGTTATTACAACGACATTAACTGTCATGCCCTCCCCCTCCATTCCGTTTCCTTGCCTTGGAAGTGGCCTCTTTCAGTTCCGCAAGGCGAATGGCCGTGTTTTTAAGTTCCCCGCTGTACCCGCTAAGGCCGGTATGGTTCAATACCGCGTGTGTGCTACGCCTGACAAGCAACAGGTTGTCTATTTCCGTATTTGTCTTATCATTATCACGGAATAGGATAATGCAGCCCTTTGGTATCCTGCCGTTTGCCGATTCCCACACGACCCTATGCTTTAGTTTCCATATGTTGGGTTCTGCCACTTTGATTTCAATGTACCCGTCCACGTTTACCCGTTCACTGCCTACCGGCCTGTGCCCTGCCGGCACATGCCCTTTTTTGAACCAGGTCCTTTCGCATCCTGCAGCACAAGTTCCTTTCTTCCCTTTATTCACAGGCTCATGCCCTTTGGGGAACCGCCCCGTCCGCCCTGTATTCAGATGATGGTTCCCTATATAGGCATTGACCTGTCCAAGGGAAATCCCCCACCCGAATTTCTCCGTGAACGCTTTTTGGATTTCTTTATAGCTGTGCCCTGGAACATATTCTTCCATAAACTTTTGTTCTTCTGCTGTATAGCGGTGTCCAGACATCAATCCCAATCCTCCAGTTTTTTGACCCTTTTATGCAAATTCCGTACCGTTTCCCGAAGTGCCTTATTCTCCTCAGCCAGTCATTTATCCGTAACTCCAAGCAGGGGAATCTCCACCCTGTCTCCCTGCCCGTATTCATCCAAATGTTTCTTTGCCTGCAATGCAAGGGTTCCATTGTCAATTATCGTTTTGGCTACCTTCTGCAAGGCATCACTGCGTTTGATCTCCTTATCCAGCTCCTCCGCGGATAAGTCCTCATTCGTGAGCCGGTCCATCTCCTGGAACAGATATTCATTCAGATCATTTAAAGTTGTCTTTGTGCCCATCTTCCTACCTCCTATGCATGTTAGACATTGTCCGTTCCCCACAAGGGATACTTCTTAATGTTCCTATCATTTATGAATATGGTCTTTATTCCTAAATCCTCCAATAGTATAGCCAAAAACGATATGATGCCTGTTTTGTGGAGCAAAACTATGCCCTCATGATTGCGCCATAATGCATTGCAAACATCACGGCCTTTTAAAGGACATGTGGCACGTTTTGCAGTTATATGCCAGAATCCCAATTTATGTGTTCCTATGCTTGTTACAAACCGGAACCCGGTTCCAAAAACGGGAAGGCCTTGAAAAGTCATGCTAGCTCTTACCAGTTATCGGGAAAATTTCATCAAAGATATTTCCGATAGCCTCCTTCCCGCTGCCATTCCATATGTATTCATCAGAGAATCCGTCACCGCCGTAACACCAGGAACCGCAATCCCCGTAAAACACACGGACCATCCTTTGCCCGTGGTAGTCTTCCAGTTTCAGGATATCCCCCTCAAAAATCTTCCTCCCCTCCTTGTCAGTCAATCCTGTATACTGGCAGACCGTCTCAGGGTTTACCTTATGCGTGGTTGTGGAAAGGTTGTCCTCAACCCTCTGTATATGGATTTCCCCGACAACGCAACGTATCAAGAGTCCTTCCACCCATTCTCCGTTATCGCTCCTCTTTGCCCTGAACAATATTTCCCTCATTCTTCATCCTCTCCTTTCAATGCGGTTTCTGCATCTTCACGAGTGAGGAAAACCATTCCCCCAATCTCGCCAGCCAGGTAGATGCATTCCCCGCCATAGATGTCTTCAACGCATCCTATCTTCATCGACAAGGTCCCTCCTGTTTCAAACACCTTGATATCCTGTACCCTCATTGCTATATTTACCCGGTATGCTGCATCCCCCCACCGCACAGGGCAGTTTCAGCAGTTTCCCTTGTTCTTCTAAGCCCTTGTATTCCTTCAATTCTGATACCAGCCTGTAGCATCTCTGCAAGACCGCCACCGTAAACATATTATCTTTTTCTGTCTGGCTCTTTATAGCGCTTTCAATCTGTATTAAATCTTTCTCTATTTCTCTTTCCATATTTCCCTCCACTAATTTTCCAAACCTCTTGCAATCCCGGCGCATAGTGCTATAATTACAGGTATGGAAGCATAGCTCAGCCGGGATGAGCGTTCGCCTCACACGCGAGAGGTCATGGGTTCGAGCCCCATTGCTTCCATTTTTTGTTTTTTTCAAGCTAAAACACATATCTGAATATTCATCTGCTCCATCATGCAAACCTCAACTGCCCTCCGCTGTAATCTATCCTCATGTTCGGCATCCGCTCCCCGGCTTTCAAGTATCCGCAGTTACACTCCACCAACTTTTGCGCCATGACCGGCACCACACTGTTCCCGATCCGCGCCACCTGCTTGCTGACCGGGTACTTGTTACCCTTGTAATCCCGGTCAATGATATAATCCCTTGGGAATCCCTGCCCCAGTTTCAGCTCCTCTGGGGTCAGCATCCGCAGGAAGATGTCCAGTATTACATATTCATTCCCCAGAACCGTAATGAGCGCGAACCTATCCTTCGTCACTACTGTATGCAGGGGTTCCTTAAGGCTCTGCCCCGTTCCGCATCCATAATACTCCATGATAAACTGGCTTACCCAGATGCATCTCTGCGCCATGTCCGCATCAATCCCGGATTCTTTCAGCTCCTCGCATCCAACCGCCAAGACGGACACTGTTCCGAAATGCCCCGGCGAAGTGGTGATGGTATGTATCGGCTCCTTAAGGCTCTGCCCCGTTCCGCTTTTATAGAACTTTGTCACATATGATGTTACAAGCCCATAGCGGTTGCTCGTATCGATCGTCTGCAGCGGCTCTGTGGCCTGCTGCCCCCTGACACCATTTTTCGTGGTCTCGGAGTGGTACTGGATTAACAACGGAGTCACCAGCGCGACATCATTCTTTGATGTTATGGTCTGCAATGGGTCATGTATGGAATGCCCCCGGAACTGGTCATGACCGTGCGTCACTTTGATGATGAACGGCTCTGGGCAGTTGAACACGAACTTTTCCAGCCCCCGAGCAATCCGCCGCATGGTATTCTCCACCAGCGGTCTCTTGCGCCCAAAGATGGACTTCCCCAAGTCCTGCAAGTCCAGATAGCTGCAGATTGGCTCCCAGGGTTCCAGCCCGCCCATGCCGCCTTTGCTGTGGGTTGGCTCCGGCCAGGCAATTTCCTGGCCATCCCTGCGGAAGACGGCATACCAGCGTTTGCGTGTCGTAGGCGCACCATAGTCCGCCGCTATAAGCTCCCGGCTGTCAAATGCGTATCCCAGCGACTTCATCGCCGCAATGAACTTCTTATAGTCTTCCCCTTTCCGCTCCGGCACGGGATGCCCCTCCCTGTCAAGCGGGCCCCACTGCTGTATCTCCTCCACATTCTCCATGATGACCACATCCGGGAGGAGCGTTTTCGCATGCTTATATACCGCCCATGGGAGTATACGTAACCCCCGCTTTCTGGGCTGCCCGCCCTTTGCCTTGCTGTGGCTGGTGCAGTCCGGGCTCGCCCACATCAATGCCACATGCCTGCCTTTTACATATTTCTGCAAATCCACCTTGAAGATGTCTTCCGTCAGGTGCAGGGTGTCCGGGTGGTTCGTTTTGTGCATCCGGATGGCGTCCGGGTCATGGTTGACTGCTATGTCCACCTGCCTCCCTAATGCCATCTCTATGCCTACGCTCGCCCCGCCGCCCCCGGCGAAACAGTCTATGATCAGTCCGTCTTTCATGGCATCACCTCCGGGAAATCCTCAAAACCCATTTGCCCTTCTGCATTCCCGCTTTCTTCCATTTCCTCAAAATAAAACCTTTTCATTCCAATTTCTCCCCATAGTCCTGTAAGGTCATCTGCTGCGCTGGCTCGAAGTTCATCCACAGCACTTCCCTCTTCCTGCTGCCGACCTGTGAGCGGCAGTCCGTCTCTTCCCTGTGCCAGCCTTTTAGCCGGCTGTTGTACAGCGCTGTGTCATACCCGCTCAATATGACCTTCCCCTTATGCCCCAGCACTGCCTCCAGCAGCTCTTCGTGGTCTCTGTCGTCCATCTCATGCCGGTACTGCTTCCCGTGCCGGGTCTCCAGCATGTACGGAGGGTCGCAGTATACCAGGACATTCTCATAGTTGAACCGCTTTATAAGCTCTGCCGCCGGCCTGTTCTCAATCTGCACTCCCCGGAGCCGTTCGGCGGCCTCCATGATCCTTTCCGGAAGGCTGCGCCAGTCCTGCGCCGCATAGGCGCGCTCCCGCCCCCGCACGTCATTCTTCCATCCTACCTTCTCCCCATTCGTCCGGAATCCATGCCCCATGTTCAGGCAGATGGAGAAATCTACCGCCCTCCGGAACCCGTCTTCTGGCTCTGCTGAAAATGCATCCTCATAAACTTGCCTGGCATACGGTGTATAATAAATCTCCCGCGCCAGCCGTTCCGGGTCTCTGCGGATCCATTCAAACAGGTTGACAACGTTCCCGTCAAGGTCATTGACCGTCTCTATGTTGCTCCTCTCCTTGTTCATCAGCACCGCCAGGCTCCCTGCGAAAGGCTCAAGGTAGCTGTGGTGCTCTGGGAAAAAGCTTATAATCCATCTGGCTATGCCCCACTTGCTGCCTGGGTATTTGAATATCGCTCTCACATCAACCACCTCTTCCTGTTATTCTTCATCTATCTCTACGACACCAAATCTTCTTTTACATGAACTACACGTCACAGTTCCGCCCGCGTGCATCATTATTATTTCCTCGCCGCAATACGGGCAATAATTTATTTCCCCCGCATCGGTCACTCCCGCGATATATCCATACATCCTCAAATCCTCCTGTTCCTGCTTATTTTTTGTATATTCCCTGCCACTTCTGCACATCCTACATCCGGGGTGATAGTGTGATAGATAATAAAAAACTTCCCATCGGTTTCACGATGGAACTCGCGCAGCACTCAGATATACTGAGCCGTTTCGCGCAGCTGCCTGAATCCGAGCAAAAGCCCATCGTAGACGGCGCAAGAAACGTCAGATCCCATAACGAGATGCGTGAGTATGTGGAAAATATGTTCCAGCAAAAGCTCTCTTAGAGGGCATCTGAAAGGAGTGCATGCACATGAAAGAAAAGTCTTCATTTACAACCGAAAAACCGATTGATTATACTGCATCCAAGGACGCTTACGATGGCAACCGTGAGACCGCGAGCTATCAAGACGACACGTCGTTCCCGCCTGTAAGGCACAGGGAGCAGGATAATCCTGGCAGGGAATAGGGGGCTTAAGGCCCTCTATTCTGCTTTCCCGAACCTCTCCTGTCCAGCTCATTTATCCCTTTCACCCATAGATACGGGAAGAGGCATGTCATTTTTCCGAAGGAACGAGGTACGGGATGCGTACTGTCTTAAGAGGCTTGGAATGTACAGCGTTATGCAATGCCTGCATAGGAAGGTCGTTCTGACAGAACAATGCCCCTGTCTCGTCTTCATACCATCTCGGTGCATCGTGCAAGGTTCCATCATCTATATCAGAATCTGTTTTATCTCTTTTCATCCCTGTTCCAGCGATTCCTCCCTTTCTACAAGCCGGGGGAAAACCGCTGCCTCCTTTCTTTTTGTAAATAATTTTCTCTTGTTTTCCAAATAAACTTACTTTTATAAGTATCCAATTTTCCGTCATCTTTCTAATTGCTTTCATTGAACCCAAGCCTCCTGTGGCAGATTTTCCAGGATCCTGTCCAGCTCATTTACCCCCTTCCCCCACAGATACTTAAACCCTAATGATTCTTTCTCTGCTTTTTCATACACGTCTTCTATCCGCTTTACCATCTGCAGGTACCCGGAATTCTGATCGCGCAGGATGTCCATGCCCGCCTTCAGGCAGCCATACCGATAGCTTAATGCTACAAATGACTGGTATACACGGAAACATTGCCTGGATGCCGCTATCAGTTCATCCTTTGTCATCCGTTTCAGCACTTTCTTGCTTTCATCTTCGGCCCATGCCCCTTCACATGACAGCCCAAAATAATCCTGCTCATATGCATCATATCCAAAGAGCCCTCCAAAATCTTCACCAGCTCCGGCAGCCACAAAGAACCTGTCAAAACACTCCGGAACCCACTCCTCTCTTAAATCCGCTTGCATCCTCTCGCATTCCGCACACAGATCGGCGAACATCATTTTAAATTCATATGTTTCGTCTTCATCCCCATCCAGCGCATTGAGCAAGGTTTCATCATCTGCGTCAAAATAGTAACGGACATTCTCGCATTCTTCCTGGATATCCCACAATTGCTGTTGGATGGCCTCCAAATTCAGGTCTTTAACTATCGGCTTTTTATACCGCAGTTGTTTTGCCTTAAATCTTTTCATATCCTCTGCACCGTTCATACTTAACATGGCCCTCCTTCCGCCCCATGGAATGCCCCTGCTGGATACCTCCAGTCGCCTTTCACATACACATCGCCCACCGTAAACTCGCCGGAGACAAGGCTGTGTATCGCCGACTTATCGCCCCGGTATACGCAGGACTCCGCTCCATCTATAAAAGTTTCCAAGTCGCATTTATTGTCCAGCGTAAACCCAAGGATTTTTTCATCCTGCTTTAGCAGCTCAAACTCTTCCGGGTACAGTTCTTTGAACCCGGCAAACAACTTCGGCGTGGAAAAAATGCATGCCGCGCATGAGCAGCGGTTCCACCCTGCCCGGTAACAGGGATGGGGATTGACCTTATGCCTTTTCAGGACTTCCCATACATCCCTTTCTGAATAATCAATCACTGGCCGCCATTGGTGTACGGTCCGGTGCGCTTTCTTCTCCGCATTTGTCCGATGGAGCTCCATCTCATTATACCTCGCCCGCCCTGCGGACTCCCCGCGGCGTTCTCCGGAAACGACCAAGACTTTTACATCTCTCTTTGTGCTATCCAGGTTTGAAGTTACGCTGTCCTGGACTGCCGCTTTCAAGCTGCCGCTGCACCATCTCCCTTGGTGCGTACTGCCCTTGGCCGGGAATTTGTGGCGTTTCCCTCCCAGTTTCTCCAATTCTTCCAGCCGGTCAAGGTTGCTGATCACGGAATCTGCCACTGCTATCTTTAAATATGCTGAACACCATCGGCGGCTCAGGTCACCGGACTTTGCGGGGAACTTCATCCGGTACCCGTACTTTTTTAATTCCTCTTCCATCTGCCCCGTCGCCTGTTCTTTCAGTTTCTGGCACTGGATATAGTTCCGGAACAGCCGGCACCGCTTAATCTCCCCCGTGCCAGGCTCCATCCACTCAACCGGCTCACTGGCACCTACCCGGTACAGTTCGCCAAAAAATCCATTCACGCGCCATGACAGCCTGAGAGGAACTCCCTCCGCTTCCGAAAAAGCCCTGACGTAATTCTGCGTGCATTTCCAGTCCATCCTACGCAGCGGATGCCCTCCGTCTATATCATGGTGCCAGAACTCCATCTTCTCTTTCGGCACTCCCAGCTCCAGCAGCTTATAATAACATGCGATGCTGTCTTTGCCGCCTGACAGCAGGATGGCGAACAGGTCGTATTCCTCAAGCGGCAGGAGCTTTGGGAGGAAAATGCCCTTCATGTGCTCTGAATCTTCCCTGCCGGGAATCCTCGGCAGGATCCTTTCCCCGGTTCCATATACAGGGCTGTCCGGCACCCCGTAAATCACCGGGGTATCCTTCGTGCAATCCCTGTCTTTAATAAACTCCGGTTCAAATAAATTCAATTGCCCTCCCACACCACAATATGGGCAGAAATTTGTTCCGTCCGCTACCCCGCCTATATTTCCGTACATTTTCTCACCTTACCTCCATTCTTCTGCCACACGCACCGACCCACCTTTAACTTTGGATGTCTTTAGGCATTACAAAACCAACTATTTCAGGAACTTCGCACAGGCGCACGCCAAACACTTCCGCATCCCTCCAGCTGCACTTCCCGCACTCCTTCCCAGCACCCAGCGCTTCTTTCCAGCACGCTTTCATATCCTGTTCCATCACATCTGACACACGGACCGATACATCCGCATGTTTGCTTGTCAGTTTATATTCTTTCATTTGCCTGCCTCCTTTTTCCTTATCATGGCACGGCAGACATTTACATACAGCTCTGAAACAAGATTTTTTCTGCAAAAAAAAGAGACGCCCGAAGAGACGCTTCACATAAGGAAGTGTTCCTTGTGACGTTTTAGAAGATTTGTGAAGATGGTTGGATATGATTTTTTGTAGAAAATGAATTTTAAAATTTTTTTATAACGTATAGAATTTGTAGAAAAAATATAATATACTTATGTTAAAAATAGTGATGGAGGTTGCTATATATTATGAAAAATTATAGAGATAACGAATTAAAAAGTTATGTTATTGCCGCCATTTTAATGTATTTTATTACAACTAATGGAATTAGCGGTATTCTTAACAAAGATGATATTAGCATCTTACAATTTGTTATAGATTTATTGAATGTTGCCATTATTTCTTCATCAATTTATGCCTTTGTATTTGTCCTTGATTCAGTTTACGGAAGTGATTTAAAAAGAACTCTTGTATTTCTATTTACCGATGAACCAGGGCAAACCATTTTTGATTCTATTAAAAAGAAAAAAAGTGATATAAGATTTTCCAATACTGATGTAGAAAAATATTATAAAGATGTTTTTGCACAGATGCCCGAAGATAAAAAGGGGAGAAAGATATACCAAAATCAGCAATGGTATCATATATATCACCAGTACAGAGATATAGAAATGGTCACAACTTCTGCCAAGGATTTTAGATTATGTAGAGATATTTTTATATCAACTATTAATATATTTTTCAATTACAAATTATATATGTCTTTTTGACTATCTTTTTATATCTTCTCAAATGTCCGCAAAGCCTTATTTTATGGGCTCTACGGGCATTTTGCATTTGCGGTAAACCTCATATATCTAGGTCTATCTTCTTATATTTTCTCTATCAAACGTGGTTAAAATCGTGGTAAATACTTCTATGCGATTAGACGCTGAACCTCTGATTTTGCGGTATCTATGGACGCATGAGCGTACCAGTTCATTGTGATACTGATGTTTGAATGCCCCATGATATACTGTAAATCTTTCGGGTTCATGTTCCTGCCTGCCAATCTCGTGCAGAACGTATGGCGTAGCGTATGCGGTGTGATATGTGGCAGGGGATTGTCCTCGTGGTGTTTGTTGTATTTCTTTACCATACGGACAAATAAGGCGTTGTAATCAATCGCCACTTTGGGATTGCCTTTCGGATTGATGAACAGAAAATCTTTGTATCCGTCTATCTCTATCAGTTTCCCTTTTGTGCGTTTCCTTATGACCCGTTGAAATGCCTGTATCGTTTCTCTGCTTAATGGAACTTGCCTTATTCCGTTCTTTGTCTTAGGCGTTTCAATATAATAGCCCTGTTCCTTGCTTTTTAATAACTGGTGGTCGATAACCACAACCTCATTCTTGAAATCAATATCGGCTACTGTCAGTCCGCACAATTCCGAGATACGAAGTCCAGTCTTTAACAGTATCAGCACATCATCATAATACTTGTGATACACGTTGTCCGTTTTGATGAATGACAGTAAGGCTTGTTCCTGTTCCTCTGTCAATGCGACTTTCTCTTTCGTATCATTTTCTAGGACTTCACTCAGCTTGAAATCAAAAGGGTTCTTCCTCACACAATCGTCCTGTATGGCGATATAGAATGACGCTTTTAACGAGCGTTTATGGTTGTTAATGGTATTGTAGGAAAAGCCCTTTTCTTTCATGCGTAACGCCCATTCCTTAGCGTCAGAGGGTTTTATCGTATCAATGCTCCTAGCACCCAGCTTGTCCTCTTTCAATAACCGCATGAGCTGTTCCCGTTGTTTCTGTGTGCTTTTCTTCACGTTTGCCCTCTGTGCGTTCTGTTTGGCGTAGAGCTGGCAAAGCGTCATTTTCTTGCCTGTGCTGTCGATACCGTCCTCCATATCCCGTCTTATCTGCTGTTCCAGTTCTCGGAGCGAGGGTTTTTCCCGTTTTCCCTTTGGTGTCGGGTCTGTGGGTGTCAATCTCCAGGCATACACATATTTTGTGTTTCCAAATGCGTCCACATATTTATATAAGTATTTCCCGTCTGTTCGTTGGCTCTCTCCAGTATGCAGGATACGTCCTTTGCTATCCCGTCTTTTTTCTTTCATGGTGTCTGCTCCTTTCCCTGTTGGAAAGAGCCTTGATATGACTTGTGCTCATCATAACACATACAAGGCTCATTTGCATTAGATTGCCTCCAGTTTGTCAATAACTTGTTCAAACTGTCGGCGTTTAATCTGTATGCGGTTGCCGTTCATAATGAGCCAGCCAGCGTCCTTGTTTTCCTCTGCCAAGCGTCTTAACTTGTTTTCTCCGATACGGAAATACTTTGACGCTTCTTCAATGGTAAGGGTGTATTTTTCCCATACAGGAATATCGTTGCTGTTCATCAGATACCCCCTTTCCCATGTTTCGTGTCATACTGGATATAGGGGATAAGGTCGGTGCGGTCAATCCTCTGTAAATGAGCAGTTAGTTTACTGGAAAGGGAGTTGCTGTATCTTGCCTTATCCAGCATAGTTCCCACTTTTTCCAGTCCACCTAATGCGTCATGTTCTTCCAAGAAGTAAAAACTTTTGACCGCTGAAATCACGCCACCCTCTGTGAGCCATTGCTGTGTTTCTTCAAGGGAATTATGCTGTTTTGGTACTTGCAGTTTCAAGACTTCCACAGCCCCTAAAAAGCGTTCCCAAAACCGACACGTTTTCCATCTGCTCTTATTGCTTTCATTTCTGTTTGGCACGACAAAGCGCAGGTTGTTTGCCAGCAGTCCGAAAGCCAGTTCCCCAAGTTCCAGCGGTCTGTCCTTGAATGTCATGGCAAAGGCATGAGCCTTTTCGTCACGCAGTTGCATTTCTGTCCGTTTCCAGCTCCCCACTTCATCAAGCGACTTATTATACTTGGAACAGACTTCCTTATCCTTGTCATAAAAGCGGTAGGACAATCCCGATTTTCCAGCTCCGATATAGACAGTCTTTGCGGTGTCGAAATCATCAAACTTGCTTTCGTCAAACTTATAGCCCTCACTGTTTGAGATAAATTCCTCTTTTTCGCATTTCTTCTTTATCTGCTCAATGGTAAAGAATGGATTTTCGTTCTTATCGTCAATGGCAATATCAAGTCTTGTGAAATGGAAGTTATCCAGTCCATATCTTCGCTCACAGCGTCCGAACATATCTCCAAAGGTCAAGCCCTTATCTTCAAGGATACGGAAAATATCATCACAGCCTTTTCCTGTCATGACGAGATAACAGCCAAGTCCCTGTGGGTTGTCCTCTGTCTTTTTTGCGTCCCCCGATACATAAATATCCCCAATCTCCCAGCGTGTCTGATAGGTCTTGAATTTTACGGTTGCTGGATAGACATTGAAAATATCAGTCGGTAAACCTAAAATGTGCATGATAACATCTTCTGCTGTTGTAGTTTCAAATACAATGCTGATGTAATCAATCTTAACGGATAAATTTTCGTGTGTAGTTATAGTGCATTTCTCCTTTCGTACTTCCCGATTTTTTTGCGGGGTATAAATTGCATTTTTTCCTTTATTTATCACAGTTTCTAGGTACCATGACATGTATACGCAGGGCGGTGTTACATATACGCCCTCTGCGAACGCCTAAAGGCGTTCCCTTTCCAAAAGGAACTGTCTGTCCGAAACACGTCTGGGGGACGTGTCCCGTCCAGCCAGCCCCTTTTGGAAACCATGATTTTCGGTCTGATAGTCCATGCCTGTTCATGCTGTCAAAGCGAAAACAACTCATCTATATGCTTACTCAAGTGTGTGATTGACCCTAGCGTGCTTAATCACTTCATCTGATACGATAATAACGCCAGCAGGATTACTTGTCAAGAAGTTTTTATTGACTTTTCAAAATAAAATAAGTATGATAGGCTTATAAACAGAAAGAAAAGCAACGAAAGGAGCGGTTATACTAAGTTATGGAGGGTTATATAAAGAAAATGATTTTCTTAGGAGAGAACATACAGACCATAAGAAAACACAGGAAAATGAAACAGCAGGAGCTTGCGGACAAAATCGGTATCAATATGCAGAGCCTTTCCAAGATTGAAAGAGGGGTAAACTATCCTACCTTTGATACGCTGGAAAAGATAATGGACGTGCTGGGAGTAACGCCCAATGAATTATTGTCGGGAAAATGGAAGTATGTTAATCAAGCCGAAAAGGAAGTCTGCCAGTTTTTAAGGACGGAAGAACGCCTAAATGCAGAGTTGAAACATGGACACTATGATAACTTCTTTGACAGCGAAGAAGAATGGCTGGAGTATGAGCTGGAACAGTTGCGGAAATACATCACAGACTATATCAACGGAACGGAGATACAAGCGTCCGACCTTTACCCTATCAAGGAATTTATCCAGCACTTGAAATTTCAGAAAATATTAAACCGCTATGATGATTTATACAGCATGGATATGTTTGGGGAAAGCACAGACGGACACAAGTACGGTACGCCTTATCAGGTTGTAAAAATGATAAACCCCAATTCAAAAGAAGATATGGAACTGTTACGGGAAGTATTAAGGAATAATCATTTTGATAATGAGGACGAGTAGCCTTTTTTCTTTTCTGTGTTGGGTAATCAAGAGGAAGAAAGAAGTGTGCATTTTCAAGGCAGAAAAATATCAAAGGGTATGCTGATTTTTGTTGTGGCGGATATATGGAACTGTTATAATATGGATATGAAGAAAGCGAATTGGAATTTGTGGAGGAAAGATAAAATGGATAGACCTATTACAACATTGTTTATGCTAATGTCTGTTGATGGGAAAATAAGTACTGGTGCAACAGATGATTTGGATGTAGATAAGGATTTTCCTAAAATTAAAGGCGTTAATGAGGGATTACACCAATATTACGAAATAGAGCAGACAACAGATTTGTGGTCTTTCAACTCGGGTAGAGTGCAAGAAAAAATGGGAGTAAATAAAAAGAAAATACCAAGGAAAACACCGGTTTCCTTTGTTGTAATTGATAATAAACATTTGAATGAAAATGGTATTCGCTATTTTTGTGCTTTATCAAAAGAGTTTGTGCTGATTACGACGAATACAAGACATCCTGCCTTTAACGTAGAGGATGAAAATCTTCATATCATATACCAAAATGAATTATCCTTAAAAGATGCACTTATAAAACTTAAATCGGAATATGGTTGTGAGAGAATAACAATCCAGACTGGAGGAACATTGAATAACTTATTTCTTCGTGAAAAGCTGTTTGATTATGTAGATATTATTATTGCACCTGTTTTGATTGGCGGCAAGGATACTTCTACTCTAATTGATGGAAAGTCTTTGACAGAAGAATGCGAATTATCAAAATTGGGTGTTGTGAAGTTGCAAGAATGTGTAGTTTTGGAGAACTCGTATCTTAGATTACGCTATGAGGTGATTCATTGACAAATCCCAGTTTATATAACTGGGATAGATTTGCAGTTGTGGAGGTGGTTGATTATGGAATATACTAAAAAGAAAAATTGGATAATAGCAATCGCTGTTGCTATCGTTTATTTAACAATAAGTATTCTCTTTGATTTGTGGTTTTTTTCTTGGATTATATGGGTTGCCTATGCAATTTATAGATTTATCGTGAAATAGATAAATCCAAGCTGTTCAGAAGTACAAATCTCAGTTTGACAATTTCATATCCGTACATAAAAAGACACCGCTTAAGTTAAGGGTGTCTTTTTAGCGCTATTTTATTGTCATATCAAGGCTCAATCAATCGTGGTAAATTCGTGGTAAAATGAATGATTTTCTATACTTCAAAATACTTGAAAACATAGTATTTATGTGGATAATCTAAAAATAGATATAAAATTTAATTTACATTACATTGTGTATTATTTCTGAAATAGTTTTATTCAACATATATTATATTGGATTTTTAATTATTATGATTATAATATCAAATATTGCGACGAGAAACAAAGGTAAAAGGTGGGTTTATAATGTAATCGCACATGATATTTCTGAAAAAATAGCTAACAATAGTTGAATAAGTTTTGTCTTACCAAACACTGAATTTGGTTATCCAAATTCGCTTGTTAGGGACTTTTGCCCCTAATACCCCATTAAAAGAACGCAGAGCCAGTAGCAAGTGAGAATCCCTCACTGCTTACTGGCTCTGTTATTTATTCAGCGATTTTTTATAATTCAAATTTTGTGCTTATTATTGTGATATTAGTAGGCAGGAACACTGTCAATAAAATTTGAAAGGATGTGCTGAGAATGGATTATAAAAATCTGTTTAAAAAATTCAACGAGAGAGGATAGCTACTTTTACCAGATGCTACGGTAGCTTTTGGTGCTATTCCGTGGGCGAAACATCCTACTTTTAAAGATGTGGAATTAAAACATATTTAATTGAGAAACAAATCCGGACAATGGTACAGCATGAATTACAAATTCGGACAAAAAAACAACCATCAGATATTGACGGTTGGCAAAAATGTCCTAAAACTCCATTTTTTCATCAGTAAAAATATTCTTCCATTTCTTTTTATCCCGTATGTACACAGAAAACAATTCCCACTCCTGTACCTCTTCCCCCCTCGCACAAAGCCTGTCTCCCTCTTCATCCAGAACGCATGTTATGTATTTATCATTCGCCTGGCTCTTAATATAAACATATTCATTATGTTTGAAAAATTCAAAGCATTCCCATGACTGGATTTCATCAGCATTTTCATAAACAGGCGCATTATCTTCATCTGCCGCCACCCTGACAAATCCATATACACCTTGTAACCCGCTATAATCATCTGGCGTATTGTGTATTTGATAAATACTGTCAGAATTTATTTCAGAGCCTTTCCCTTGTAGATAACCTCTACTATCTGTCGTTACAAGTCCCTCATTATTCTTCACTCTTAAAACAATCTCTGTTCCTTGAACAAACGTTATTTTCCCATTCTCGTCAATACTGTATACATTCCTTTTAATATCATCTGTTTGCTTTTTTCCCGGCTCTTCTTCTGATATTTCCGATGTCTGCGCTGAGCCTGGCCCATATCTATCCCTCATTTTTAACACAAACTCTGTTATTCCTGCTAAATTCGCTAATATGCCAATTATTGCTGAAATTAATGCTATTATAGCGGAAACTTTACCAATCGTCATATTATTTTGTTTCACATCATCACCATCTTTGTTTTAATAGGCACAATAAGGTTACTGACATAATAGCATATTTGCCGAATATATACAATTCTTCAATTCATGGCACGGCAGACATTTATGTGCAGTCCTGAAACGAAGTTTGGTTTCGCAAGCTAAGAGCCTCACCGCGCATCCCGACAATCCATTAGATAAATCTTTCAATACAGATGCCGATATGGTATAATTTAGCCAGAAAGGATGTGAACACATGGGATTAGCTGAATTCGAGCGGAAGAAAGATGAAAAAATTAATGGTGTGGTTTATGACATGTCGCCAACACCAGGGTTTAAGCATGGGATCATCAACAGTAATCTTCATAGAATTATCGGAAATGGCTTAAAAGATAGTCTCTGCCTGGTATTTATGGAGAATTTGGATTTTAAATATAACCCAAGCATCAGCGACGACTATCTGTGCCCAGACATCATGGTCGTTTGTGACAGGAAACATCTGAAGGGCAGCTTTTATAGCGGAATCCCTAAATTTATTGCCGAGACATTGAGCCCTTCTACCGCAAAACGCGACAAGACCATAAAAAAAGACATTTATGAGCAATCGGGCGTGGAGGAATATTGGATTGTTTCACCCCAGGGGTCTGTCGAAATTTATTATTTGGAAAACAAGCGGTATGTCTTGGAACATAGTTACATGTTGCAGGCTGATAAAGAAGACGAAGATTATAATGTGGAACAGGCAGTTGCTTTAAAGACATTTCCACATATAAAAATGACATTGGGTGAGATATTTAAAGGATTAGAATAATATTGCCTTTAAGCAAAAAGAGGGGCTTTTGCCCCTCTTTAAACTTTTGTTTCCCACTCGCGGATCTCTTCCTTTGGTGCGTCTGGATCAAAAATCCCACATCCTATCCGGTGCCCAGTATCTGTCTCATAAAGCTGGTAGAACAGCCCCTCATAATTGCCATCTCCGTAAAGCTCTTCGAACGTGTTCCCTTTTACGACATCCACGAACAGCCCCTCCCACGGATGGCTGCTGAAAAAATCCAGTTGTACCTCGCCCCGCATATAGCGCTCGTCTTCCGCTGTGATGATCATAAGATACTTCATGATAAAACCTCCTCTTATATATTCTTCCTCTCCAAATATGCGGATTTCTTTTTTCTTTCGTTCCCTGCCCAGCAGCCCTCTGCCGGAACCTGGTTCCGATTCTTCCTCTCGCCCAAATGCAGCCTCTCTTGTCAGCCCGGCAGATATCTCCAGAGACCCAATCATCAGTCCTAGCCGGCACTGGCATCTGCGCCTTACGGCGAATCCCGTTATCCCCCAGTCAGTGAAACTCCATGCGCTCCGATGCCGAATGTCAAAAACTAGATTCGACAGCATGACACGGGTTCGCCAACAGACTGCCACATTACCAGAGCCGCCGTTGGAAACTAAGGCGCATATTCATCAGCAGGGAACGGAGCCGTTAGCTGTCTGCCACATCACCGTACCAGCCATTACAAACCGAGGCTCGAATTCGGCAGCAAGTACCGGGTTTCCCGGCAAATCCCCACCTTTTTGAATGTGCTTGACAAAAATCATATCCCGTCTTGTTGGGTTGCAAAACAGTTCCATTCTTGTGTTCCTGCCCCAGCTTGCCGGGTCAGTTTTCTCACCCCAACGCCCGGATTCATAGCTTTCGCTATCCCGCATTACCGGGTGCGTTCGACTGACTGATATCCTTATTTTGCAATTCTGTTAACCCGCCTTATTGGGTCACTGGTTTATGGTTGCGATGCCATCTTACAGTGTCGTTGTTGTCAGCGAAAAATCTACATGCGTACAGACACAATGACGCCTTGCTGGGTCACTTTACAATGCAAGTACACTCGTTCCACACAAGAAGAAAATCGACGTGACACCTTAATGGGTACTATGATACCGCAAACGACGGGCACTTCTGCCAAAAGTCATCACTTTTGGAAACCGGGCACGGAGCAGATGCCGGGCGCGAATAAGGATGGATGATATTAGAAACAAAACACGGACAGGAATCGGGCATTCAAAAAGCGACAGCAAATACGGGATATGTAAAAATACAGACGCAGGGCAAAGTTACAGGTTATGAGCCGGGCGTTGCAGAGAATACAACAAAAGGAATAAATTGTGTATTGTTACTTACTACACATTTTAGTTTTTGGGAATCACCATATTTTAAACGCAGAGGAAAGGAGGCGGCATCAATGGCATATTGTTTCATGCATACCGAAAAGATAAAATCATTCTCAAATATGGGCGCCAGATACCGGCACAACTATCGGACAGTAGAAGTAAAAAACGCAGACAAAAGCCTGATGGACCAGAACCACGAAGTGATTCCCCTCCCATCCAATGAGAACGGAGAACAGATGAGCTATAAACAGGCATGGGAGCAGCGCATAAAGGAACTGGACTATTACAAAACACACAGTGTACGCAAGAATGCTGTCCTCGCCTACGAAATTGTCACAACATTCTCCCGCGGGAGGATCAATGAAGTAAACGTAGAAGATTGGAAAAAGCAGAATGCGGAATGGCTGAAAAAAACTTTTGATGTAGCCCCGGACGGCAAGAGCAATGTACTGAGCATGGTATACCACGGGGATGAGGCTGGAAATGTCCACTGCCATGCACTGGTCATGCCAATCGACGAGCAGGGAAAACTAAACGCGAGGCGGTTCACGGGCAAGCCGAGCCAGTTGACTGAAATGCAGAGTTCCTACGCAAGGGATATGGAAAGGTTCGGGCTTGAGCGCGGAATCCAGAACAGCCGGGCCAAACATACGGACATCAAGCGTTTTTATGCCGCACTCAATAAAAACATTGAGGCACCCGCCATAAAACAAGGGGAACGATTTGGGGATTATATTGAGCGCACCAAAGATTATTTTAAAACGCAGATGGCAGCAGCCTATAAAAAAGAACTGGATGAGCGCAGGAAAGGTCAGGAGACGCTTGCACGGCAGCGGAACATGGAGCAGGAGGCGATTAAAAAGGAGCTGGATGCGACACAGCGGCTTGCTTATGAAACCATGCGCGAACTGCATGATTCTTCCACAAAACTAAAACAGAAACGAGCTGACATTGAATACGAGATTGAACTCCTTCAAAAAAAGCGGAACAGCCTGCGCGGGGATATCCATGATGCCGAGTTTGACTTACAGGTATTAAAGGATTCTTCATGGAAATCCCAGGAATATGACCGCATCCAGGAGAACCTTGAGCTGCTGCGCGGGGAATCCCCCGAACTTGCCGAACGGGTTGAGGAACTCCTGATGCCGGAAATAGAGATTGAAGTTACCGAAGAGCAGCCGGAAGAAGAGATTTCAGAAGAGCCGGCCCGTTAATTTCTCTCTGCTTTTTACAGGAAAAAAGAAAATTCCCGGCACCCTCCATATTATGAGCGGAAATAAGAAAAATAGGAGGACAAGACTATGCCAAACTGGACAATCAACACAATAGCAGTGGAGGGCAAAAAGAGAGGGAACTTCGTTTTCCTCGACCATGATTTATTTAAGGCTGGGGAGAAGGGCTTACAGTTCGATTTCAATAAGCTGATTCCGATGCCCAAAAGTCTCAGCATCACGGAAGGCTCACAAAAAAGATACGCTGTTATTTATTACCTGACAGGGAAATGCAAAACGTCCATCCGCAACTTATCATCCGACGCAAAAGCCATGATAGGGCGAATGGGCATATGGGATCCGGAAACCGTTTTTGTTCAACTGACCAATGGAGCATGTGATTATGTGAAATCTGACAAGCTATACAAGGACGGACAGCAATATGTTAAAAACATGGAAGATTATGGATATTCAACATGGTATGACTGGTGCTGTGATAAGTGGGGCACGAAATGGAACGCCTGCGAAACTTATGTCGATGGTTCCACACTGAGCTTTTTAACAGCATGGAGCGCGCCAATACCTGTATTTCTGGCATTATCGAAAAAATTTCCAGATACCACATTTTTCATGGAGTCTGATTATGAAGGCGGGGAAGGCCGATGCCATCTCACTGCTCAAGGAGGCTGCCTCCTGGATGAAACCTGGGATGGCACGGAAGACTGAATTTTGGCGAACAAAAAGAAGGGGCATAACGCCTCTTCTTTTTTGCGGGAAAATTCACTCCTTATGTTCCCCCTCGTCAAGCAGATACCCTGTTTTGTGGTATTTCCCATCTGCATAGCGGTATTTCACAAGCCTGCCGTTCTCCAGGCCAATCCATTCATTTCCATCATCCGGGCTGTCAGCACGCCCATCAGCGCGTCCATATGCATCCATAATTTCATCAAGGACAATCTCCATTTGTTCTCCTTTCCGTCCGGTTCACGGACCCCTGTACGTCTATGGCGGATGTTATTTCCCCGTCCATATAAACTCCCTTTGTTCAGAGGATATCACAGATATATAAAGGGCGCGCTTTCTGCGCCGAATCATCCCCAATGACGCTACATCCACACAGGGAACACCTTGCATTCCGTTTCCTTATGTAGTTTCCAGTCCGGATGCAGACGGTTGATTTCATGGATCACATCCTCCGTGTTCCCCGGTTCTATGCCCTGCTCATCCCAATATGCCTTTGCTGCATAGAGCAGGCTGCGTATCCTGTCCGTCGTTCCCCGGTTTTCATATTCCTGGATCAGCTCTTTTTTGGGAATCTTAATGTCTGCCTGTACTCAGATTCGAAGAGAAAAACATCATTAAAGGAGGAAAAGAAAATGGAAATCTATTACCAGACACAAGGAACTCAGAAAACAGTGGACGTAACGGACTTTTACAAAGATGTTGCTGCCATGCTCAGCAAAGAGCCATCAGGAACAGTAAAGGTAATCTGCGGCACAGCAGGCGAAGTCAATTACTCAATCAGGGAACGGAGCGGGACACGTTTCATTACCGAAAACTGCAACACGCTCCCTGACAGCATCCTTGACGATTCATACCCAAGCCGGTACCTGACCTGTGTGGATGAAGGGCGGAATGCATACAAGTTCTACAAGCTTGAGCCATGCGGCAACGAAGTCAAGGCATCATACGGGCGCATGGGAGTAGCGAAAGGTGCGTTATTCGGAGAGCGCTCTTATATGTACCCTCTCAGTATGTTCTGGGTCAAGTATTATGAGAAACTTTCCAAAGGGTATATAGACAACTCAGATGTCTACCTTACCCCTGATGCAACGACACGCAAGCCTGAAAAGCCGGAAGAAACATGTGAGAAACAGGCAGAAAGCGCATCTGCCAGACTGTTTGCAATCCTGCAGCGTTTTTCCAAAACAGCAGTCAGGGAAGCGCGTGTCAGCGTGCCGATCACCCATGCAATCCTCAAAAAATCAGAATCACTGATCGGGAAAATGCGGACGGCGAAGACCACGGAAGAATTCAATGATTCACTGCTGCAGCTGATCGCAATCCTGCAGCGTCCTGTACGCACAGGCGACGGTTCAGGAGTCCGAGACCTGATGGCAAAAAGCACAAACGACTTCCCTCGAATCCTACAGAGGGAAAGCGACTTATTGATGGCCATGGACGGCATGACCACGCATCAAGGCTCAATGCCAAACGATTTCGAATCATCAGGCATTGAAGTATACGAGGCAACGGAAAAACAGAAAAAACAGGTGCTTTCAAAGCTTTCCGACTCCCTTCGTCCAAAAGTGAAGAACATTTACCGTGTGATTCCGAAGGCACAGCAGGCACGTTTCGACCAATATCTGAAAAAGCACGGCATCAAGACAGTGAAACAGCTCTGGCACGGGTCAAGGAACCAGAACTGGATATCCATTATCCGGAATGGCCTTCTCCTGAAACCAGACGCTATCATTACCGGCAAGATGTTCTCCGACGGCATTTATTTTGCCCCCTCATCCATGAAATCATGGAACTATACGAGCTATCATGGCACGTCATGGGCAAACGGGCATGATGACTGCGCGTTTATGGGCCTGTATGCAACTGCTTACGGCACGCCGTGGGATGTGCATACATGGAGCGGCAGCATAAACTACCGCACGGAAACTCTCGGCAAAGGCGCGGACTGCCTCCATGCACATGCTGGAAATGCGCTACGCAATGACGAGATTGTCTTTTACGACGAATCAGCAACTGTCCTGAATTACATCGTTGAGTTCCGCTAAAAATAAGGCTGCCTTTGGGCAGCCTTATTCTATCCAGGTATGTTCACTTTCAAGCCATGCAATCGCCGAGCCGTCACCCTGCCCAAAACCGGAATTTAATATGCACCGGTCTCTCTTCCTATCCCGCAACGGGCAGCCCGGGCAGGAAAAATTATCGCATGGATTGATAACATGCTTTGCAAGCTCCGGAGCCTCAAGGCTCCTGATCCATTCCAGATTCGTCATGGAAATCCCTCCTGTCGTTTCTCTAGTTCCTATACTGTTTTCCCGAGCATCCGGGTTTCCTCAAGCATCAGTTTCTTCGTATACAGCATGCGTGTAATTGCATCATAATGCATTTCCGCAATCCGCTTGTACGCTTCCATCACCTCCTCAACACCCAGTATCCGGTCAAACTCTTCCTTGCCGCAGCCTTGGCGTTTCCTGTCGCGTTTCGTAATCCGCGCCAATGTTTCCATTTCCTTAAAGTAACATACATAAGCGGCGGCTTTGTTGAGCATCTGCACCGCCTCCATTTTCCCTGTTTCCGTATCTATACCGTCAGGGAACCGCAGATCCACTTCTTTACGCAGATGCTCCATCAATAGCAGCGGATCCATGTCAAGCAGGTTGTCAAGCCTGGTCAGGTTATCCATTCCATACACCTCCAATGCTTATATTAGCTGGATGCCGGCTGCAAGGAGCCTGTGGAACAAGACTAAACAAACATTTCCCATCCCAGCCTTTATAGTCGTTCGGCTCCATCCATGTGCAGACATGCCCGGCCAAAGCGATAAAATCAATGCTCCCCACTGCCGCCTCGACCTCTGCCCGATGATTCCGGCAGCAGTCGTTAGCTGCCTTGCACAAAGACGGTTTCTCCGCGACCGCTAAATATCTCTTTCCTCCCATAAACCTCTTAATCCACAAGCTCCAAATGTTCCTGTATGAACAAGCGCAGCGTCCTTTTCCTGTATTCTTCATCCTTGTTCCGTGGTGTTTCCCCGTATCCATCCAGATAACACGCATAAGGCAGGAACCTCTGGATATCCGACTCTAAGATCTCCATATCATCAAGCGCCGGCCAGCGTGTCTTAAGATGCAGTTTTTGGAATTCTTCCATCATCCTGTCATATTCATCAAACGTCATTGTCACAATCTTGTTTCCCATAAACCTGCGGCACCTTGCGGATGCCTGCCCCCTTCCTGCGGATAACCGCCTCACATAATGTATCGGAGCGTTTCCTTAACCGCACATCGCATTTCTGCAGATGCAAAACCGCCCCGTCAAGTTCCCCCTGCTCCTGCAGCCGGTCCGCCATCTGCGCGATCAGTTCCGCCGCCCCAAGTGCGAGCCTCCCGTAACAAGGAGGCTTGCCAAAGTAGCCCGGGCATCGATAGAACAATCCAAACTTTCCCTGGACCAGGCGCATCCGTTTCCCATCCTCTGCACAGAGGTATAGCATGAGCATATCCCCACCCCCTCTTACAAGCTGCAGCAGACCTGCAACCTGCCGTCCGAACTTTCAGGCATGTTTCATGCCATAATATAATTTGGCTAAAAAAAGGCGGATGTCCTTTAACATCCGCACCTTTTTTACAATCCAGTAAACGCCGCAAGTTCAAACTGATAGGACAGCCTGTCATTATACCAGTTTTCGTTAAGGCATCCCAGGCACTCAATCCTTTCGGGATTCATTTTTTCATACATCCCTGCCATGCCAAAACCGACTACAGAAAATGCCGGGGCACCGTCCTGGCTGCGTTCCGTCAGTGAGAAGTGTGTTCCATCGCCCATCCGTGCATAAATGAAGTCTGCTGTATTGAACACTATGCGGAACACCGGTTTCGGATTGCCCTCTCCAAACGGTGCGAGCGACCTCTGCTGTTCCATGACATAAGGGATTTCATGCCTTTTAAGGTCCAGGTCATAATACATGACATCCGGCACATCTGGGAGCCTGCCAATGCTCTTTGCAAACGCGCTTTTGAACTTTAAAAAATCTTCAGCATGTATTGTAAGTCCGGCAGCGCCACTATGCCCGCCGTAACTGAGCATCAAGCCGCTGATCCGGTCCAGCGTTTCCTTAAGGCTCACCCCTGGGATGGAGCGCCCGGAGCCTTTCAGCATCCCATCCTTTTCACTGAACACGATTGCAGGGGAATAGTATTTCTCTGCCAGTTTCCCGGCAATGATACCCACAATTCCCGGATCGAACAAGGAATCCCCAACCACGATCGGGCGTTCTGCGTTTCCATCCATGTCCTGTATCAGCGCCTCGGCAAGCTCCGCCTGCTCTTTTGCAAGTGTTTTCCTGCGTTCATTCATCTCCATCAGCATCCTGACGCAGCCAGGCATTTTCGGGTCATTGTACCCCATCGTCAGCAACCGCAGCACCTTGGCCGCGCCACCGTCTTCCAATCGCCCGTATGCGTTAAAGATCGGACCGAACCAGAATCCGAAATCACCCTCATCAAAATGCCCTTCTTTCTTGTTGTTTCCTGCCAGAGCTTTCAGCCCCGGAACGCCATAGCCTTTGTTAAGCGCCTCAATGCCGCGGCGCACAAGGATACGGTTGGCGCCTGTCAGGGGCATCACATCCGCAACCGTTGCAACTGCCGCAAGGACAAGCAGGTTGTTCATATCCCCGCCGACGAGTTCTTTCACGAACCGGTATGCCAGCCCGGCTCCACAGTAATCCCTGTACGAATTGCCCGTCTTTGGGTCAACAACCACATCCGCGCACGGCAGCACTACTTTGTTATCCCTGCAGACCGGCTCATGATGGTCGATCACGATAACGGAAAGCCCTTTTTCTTTTGCTTTCTTTATCGCATCCAAAGCGGCAATCCCGTTATCTACCGTGATCACAAGCCCAGGGGCCTCAATCTCGTCTATGATCTTCTCCGACAGACCGTAGCCTTCTGAGAAACGTTTCGGAATCCGGAGCCGCGCTTCTTTCTGCATCCGTTTGAGCCCGTGGTACAGGATTGCCGTACCGCAGATCCCGTCTGCATCATAGTCACCGATTACTGTAACCGGAAGCTGCATATTTGCCCTAAAAAAAGCAACTGCCTCCTTCAAATTCGGGATTTCCGGCTCTTCTTCCGGGCAAAAAAAATCTTGCCTGCCAAGGCCCGCGCGCATAAGCACACATTCTTCTACTGTCGTCACTGCTGCATTTCTCTGTTTGTAATTCATATCAAATCCTCCTTTAATGATTGTTTTTTCAGGGATAATTTGGTTATTTCCGCAAAAAAGAAGCCTCTCGGCTTCTCTTTTTTATGTCCAGAGTATATAGTCTACAGCCTCTTCCCTGGTCATGAAGAAATGGATACCAGGAGCGCATTCATGCCAGCGGTTCCTATCAAAGCCGTCTGCCTTGACCATTTCCCCGACTTTATACAGAATATCTGGATTCCTCCAGCTCCTCACAATATCTATGCCATTGTCTGTACCGTCCAGACGGGTAATGGACATCACTTCTGCTTCCGAGCATCGGCATTTATTTGAGGTTGCGCTGGAGCGCAAGGCATGTGCTGGGATTTTCAGCTCAGCAATGTATGGCCCGTATTTATTGTCACGCACTTGTTTATAGCCAATAAATTCTCCCTCTTCCGGGCAACGCGTGTGATAATGAGATGTCGTTTCATCCATGATGATGCCGTCCATGCATGCGTCGGCGAAATATGTGCCTGTAATATCCGCGCCCCGGAAATCCGCACCCTCAAGGAATGAAGACGAAAAATTTACATTTCGTAAAGATGCCCACTGAAAATCCGTATTACTAAAATCGGCACCGCTAAAATCTATACCGGCAAGATCCGCACCCCCAAAGCACATTCCGCTTAGATCCGCACCCCTGAAATCATATTCCAGCAGACCTTTCCAGTCTTTTGCCGCAACCAGTTTTTCTACCTCGTTCCTGTCAAATGTCATTTTTTCATCCATGATAATCCTCCTTTAATGATTGTTTTTCAATGATAATTTGGATATGTAAGCGAAAAGCTGTACCACTCCCCATCACTGCAATGATGGAGAAAACAGCAAAAGTCCCCATTGCCTTTACTGCGGCTGCCATTTGAGCCTGTCCGTCAGCAGCGTATTCCTTTTGGATGCCCGCATCCTGCTGATTGCCATATTCATAGCTATCTGGCTGCCAACTGCAACAAACACTTTCTTTGCCCTTGTAACCGCTGTGTACAGGAGGTTTCTTTCCAACATGACTGTATGCGAAGTTGTAACTGGCATGACCACAATGGGATACTCACTGCCCTGGCTCTTATGTACCGTACAGGCATAAGCAAGCGTGAGTTCATTAAGATTGCTGCGTTCGTATTCCACCAGATGCCCGTCATAATTCACTGAAACCGTGTTCTCTTCATGGTCAAAACCTGACACAAAGCCTACATCACCGTTAAACACATTTTTTTCATAATTGTTCTTAAGCTGCATCACCTTGTCATTTACCCGGAGCACGCCCTGTCCAAACGGGATACCTTCTGCATCTGGATTTACAGCCTCCTGCAGCCTCCGGTTCAGCGCGTCTGTTCCCTCCATGCCCTTCCGCATGGGCGACAGCACCTGGATATCCGTGGGTTTCACATGGTAATACCGGGGAAGGTTCACTGACACGAACCTGATGATTTCGTCCTGCACGGACTGCGGGTCATCCTTCACGCACCAGAAAAAATCACTGTCGGCTCTGTTTGTTATCACAAGTGGCTCCCCCCTGTTGATCCGGTGTGCGTTCATGACGATATCACTTGTCTGCGCCTGGCGGAAGATCTTCGTCAGTCGTACTACCGGGAGCACATGGGAGTCGATCATATCCTTCAATACAGCGCCAGGCCCTACGGACGGCAATTGATCCACATCCCCTGCAAAAACGACTGTCATTTTATTTGGCACCGCACGCAGCAGGCTTTCCATGAGCAGAATGTCAAGCATGGAGGACTCGTCCACGATCAGCACATCCCCCTCAAGGGGATTCTCCTCATTCCGCGAGAACATCCCACCCGGGCCATACTCCAGCAAGCGGTGTATGGTCTGTGCTGGCGCACCCGTAACTTCAGACATCCGTTTTGCGGCGCGCCCCGTCGGTGCGGCAAGCAGGATCCGCCGCCCTTGGTAATATGCCAGGATTCCATTAACCGTCGTTGTCTTCCCGGTTCCCGGCCCTCCTGTCAGTATCATGAGCCGTGAAACAGCCGCCTGCCGGATAGCCTCCCTCTGGCACTCGTCATACACAACTCCCAGTTTCCGCTCAATCGCCCCAATGGCCTGTGCAGACGGCGGGCAGATGCGGGTGGGCTTTGCAAGCTCACGCAGTTTCCGCGCTACATATGATTCCGCCCGGAGAAACTTTGGCTGGTATACCGCATCCGGGTTAATGCTTTCCCGAACCAGCGCATCCGACTCCAGCAGCATCTCCAGCGCAGCCGCCACAGGCCCGGCATCAGGCAGACCGAGGACAGCCTGCGCCTGACGCTCCAGGGCGCCCTTATCGGCGTACACATGCCCCTGCTGCATAAACGTATCCATTACATATAAAATCCCGCTCTTACAGCGTTCTGCGCTGTCTGGGGCGAAACCCATGTTAAGGGCAATGCCATCCGCAATCTTGAAACCGATCCCCCAGATCTGCGTAAGGCAGTAGGGATTCTCTTTCACACGTTCTATGGACCATTTCCCAAACTTTTTATATATTTTCACAGCATATGCGGCACTTACCCCGACCGACTGCAGGTACATCATAATATTGCGGACTTCCTTCTGCTCGTTCCAGCTTTCGATGATACGGTTAACCCTTCCTGTTCCGATGCCCCGGACACTGAGCAGCTTTTCCGGATGATTGTCGATCACGTCGAAGGTATCCGTGCCGAACATTTCAACAATCGCGCCGGCATACCTGGGGCCGATGCCTTTGATCAGCCCGCTGCCTAAATACGTTTCCATCCCTTTCTTTGTTTCCGGGCGGATTTCCATGGCAGAGCTGCATTTGAACTGGCATCCATAAGCAGGATGCTCCGCCCACTCACCCGACATTTGGAAAGTCATGCCTTCCCGGATATCGGAAAACAGGCCAACTGCCGTATGCCGGCCCTCCCCATGCTGGACTACGGCGACGGTGAATCCTGTTTCATGGTTGTGATGCCGTATTCGCTTTATTACACACTTAATGCTTTCCATGCTTTTTTCTCCTTTTACACAGCCAGTCTACTACGGAAACAGCAGCAATGAGGACGTGGAACGAAGGCCCACCACGATGCGCCCTGCATCCCCATACAGCGGAACCGGGTTCAGAATGTCTTGAAATACAGCCTGTATGCCCTTGCCGCCTGTTTCAGGACAATGCACATGCAAAGACACAGGATAAATGCCAGGGCAAGGGGATGGGCGCAGCCCGTGAGCCAAAGCGTCAGGGGCAGGCAAGCAGCAAAGCGTGAAACCTGCATCTTCGGGCAAAGGCGCACTGGCAGAGGGAACGTTCGGGGAAAGGGAATGCTCCATGACGCTCACCAGCCCTGCCTGCCCCAAAGATGCCGCCAGAGGCGCCCGCTGAACAATGCTATAAGAATAAATTATATAAGGCAGGTTTGAATAAACGCCCCGGCGCGGGGCAAGCCCATCCATAGGCGGACCAGAAACCGCCAGTTCCGTGCAGCAGGGGGCAGTTTCCTTGCTGTCGCTGTCATCAGGCACAGCATCCGGTGTCACAGATATAGCCGGGGATTCCAAGGTCTCATCCCCATCACAAGCAGAGCCGGCGCATCTGATGATCCGGCTTACTGTAGGCTGGGATGCCCCCGTGCGGGAGGCAATCTCCATCTGTGTCATTCCCTCTTTATGTAGCTCAAGGATCAGCGCATCGCGCTCTTCCTTCTTCTGTTTCTTCTTATCCCGTGCCGCCTGCCTTGCTGCTTTTTTTGTTCCCCTGATGCCAAGCAAACCCTGCTCTTCCTCCGTAATTCCCAACACAGAGATCATATAGTCATTCCCAAACTTGTATTTCTTGTGCAGGCAGGCACCCATATAAGCGAGCAGTTCTTTTTCCGTCATAGGAACATCAAAAACACGGTTTATGCGCTTGACCGCCCCAATCGCCGCATCCACGCTCTCACCGGAAGAACAGTATGCCCCGCAGAGCAGGAGGCAGACGATGTCACGGTATCCGCATGAGGTAAGCCCTCTTGACTGCCGGTAGGTGATAAGTTTTGTCAGGTCTTTTTCGCGCTTATCCGCGAACCCATCCCAACACGAACCTTTCTTTCTCGGCTTGAATGGCGTGTACCTGCCTCCGGTCACAGGGTGGAAATCGAAAAACAGCCCGACAAGATCCAGGGGGCTGTCATGGCAGATACGGAAAGAGCCAAAATCCCCTGCCCGGGAATTAAAGGTTCCGGGCACACGGAACAAGCCGCTCTTCTTTTTAGAGGATGCGGCATCAACACTGAAATGGCACAGCCATTTCACATGCTCCAGTTTCTTCTGCAAAAACCCTGAGAATGCATCATATTTATTGAATTCCATGATCCCGCAGAAATCATCGTAAACTTTTTTTGTGAGTTCCTCCATACGCCCGAACATTCCCTGCAAAACGCTGATGTAATGACCGGTTACAGCTTTCCACATATATGTGAGTTTCTTCCCGCTGCATGCTTCCAGCGCCCACCATAGCTGGAAACCCCTGCCTGTGTTTACGATGGTGTTCGGAACACGGAAAGACGGGTTTCCTTCTGATTCCTTTTCCAGGAAATGGAAGAGCCAGTCTCCAATGAACTGCATGTCCTGCCTTGAAAAACGCTCCCCGCTATGGCAGTCAATATCAATCACAAGATTGTGCAGCGTGGACACTTTCCCGCTGTTACGGTTCCTGCTGTCACAGAACCCGTTGGCTGTCATATAATAATCCTTCTTTTGCGTGAAATCGAAGACGCACTCCCCGTCCGTCCGCATGTAGCCCAGGTGACGCAGCGGCAGTGCCGCCCGCTTGCTGTACTGCGGCCTGTTCCAGTAAGTAAGCGGCTTGGACTCCTCTTGGGGCTCCCCTTCTGTATTTTTCTGTGCTTCCTGCGCTATTCCAGTTTCTTTTAAAAACTCTTCGCGGTCCTTCTGCAGTTTTGGATTGTCATATGTGACAACCGTATACCCATTCTGTTTTGCATAAAACTGTACAAAAGAATACCCCGATGCCCTCCGGAAATGAATCCCCCAAACCTTACTTAAATTTTCTTTCTTTGCCCAAAACCATTCACTCATAATACTTTTCCTTTCCTGGTGCCAATATGAGCAAAACAAGCTGCGGCCCAGCCACAGCCTGTTGGTTTCCGGAATATTTACCTGTATGCGCGCTGTTTCGTGCAAGATCTGTCAGACCAGTACACATCTACGGCTCCCGTCCGCAGGGTATCAGGGGTTACTTCACATGTATTCACGGTGTCGTCATAAGGGAGCCCGAACATCGCCTCCTTTAAAACAGATTCCATGACTGCCTTAAGCCCCCTTGCCCCCGTACCCTTCGCCATGGCCATATGGGCAATTTCCCGCAGCACCGGTTCGGGAACCTCAAGGCGGATGCCATCCTGTAAGAACAGTCGCTGGTACTGGCGCAGGATGGCATTCTTTGGCGCTGTCAGCACGCGCATGAAATCTTCCTCGCCTAACGCGTCAAGAGACTCCACGACCGGGAACCTGCCGAGGAATTCGGGGATCATCCCAAAATCCAGCAAAAAACTTTCCGGATGCTGGCTTGCCGCCTTTCCCCTGCCAGTAAATCCCACTTCCGGCACGTCTGGCTCTCCCGCGCCGACGAAAGCCCCGCCGCAGATAAAGAGGATGTTATCCGTATGCATAGTGATCTTACGGTTCCCCGCAACCGGCACATCCACCTCCGAACCTTCAACAATCTTCAGGAGAGCCTGCTGTACGCCCTCATTGCTGACCCCGTCACGGCTCCTGTGATCCGTTTTCCGCAGCTTGTCAATCTCGTCGATATATACAATGCCGTGTTCTGCCGCCTGTACATTCTTGTTTGCACTCTGCCAGAGGCGTGCGAGGATGTCTTCCACGTCATTGCCCACATACCCCGCCTGTGTCAGCGACGTGGCATCAGCAGACACGAACGGCACGTCTGCAATCCGTGCCAGCGTTTTTGCAAGCAGCGTTTTCCCGCTCCCTGTCGGCCCCAGCAGCAGAATATTGCTCTTAGTGAACGTTTCCGGAGCGGCGGAACGAATCCGTTTCATATGGTTATAAAGCGCGATTGCAAGGGATTTCTTTGCTTTCGTCTGCCCCACCACATATTCATCAAGCTGCTGCAGGATATCCTTCGGGCATGCAGTCTCCGTATGCTTTCCCATTACCCCAAACAATTCCCCGCTCCGGGCGGCGATTGCTGCCGCATTCTGGCGAAACATCTCGTCATCCGGCACTTCCCCCTGTTTCAGGAGCCTTTGCAGGGTCTGGTTGTACAGCAGCGCAGCACATGGCGCGCACAATGCAAATCCTGTGCTGTGATATCTGTATCTGAACACTTTCTTCTTGCTGCCGCACAGGGCGCAGGCATATTCTTCATTCCTGTAATCCATGATCCAACCGGCGCATCCACCCGCGCCGTCTCCTTTCCTAAATGTTTCCTGCATTGTACCGGAAACGTCCATGCCCCATTTCTTTTGGGATGTCAGATCTCCGTGATCCGGATCCCGTAGACATGCAGCATGAGTTTCCTCTTGATGACATACTCCTTCGTGCGTACCCCTTTGGCATCCTCTGCCACGCAGTTCCCAGCCTTGTCCCGGTATACGAAATCCGCGAAATAGGCGCGCTCCCTTGGCGGAATCAAACGTATGCCCGTCCAACGATTCCTTCCGCGCATGGTATTTGTTATAAACCGTCCACGCCATTTTCCATCCCTCCTTCCCTGCCCGCAGGCACAGTTACAATCTGGGCGAAAAAAAATCAGTGTCAGGAAAAATCCAGACACTGAAAGTCATTTGCACAAAAAAGCCAGGAACGCAAACATGCCCGGCACGGCCAGCAGCCTGGCCAAGGACAAAAATCCGTAATTGCCTGCCTCATATCCTCCTAATGCCCCAAGGAAGAATACAAACGCAAGGGCGGCGAACGCAGTGCCGCATACTTGTTTCACAGACATAATAAGAGCCTCCTTTACTGACTGTTTTACACAATTTGGCCGAACACAAAAAGAAGCCTTCCGGCTTCTTTTCATGCAGATTTTTTACGGAGTTCAGCCAGCCAGTTTTTTGACAATGCCGACATATCCTTCGCGTCGAACTTCCATCCGTAACGGTTAAGGACCTGGGTTTCGATGTTCGCCAGGTCTATGCTCCCGAACAATGCCTTTGCACTCTTTGTCGCCTTGCAGCCCCAGCAGTGCCCTACGATATCCCAGTAGATGTCACCGTACTGCCCTTCATTGAGCATCAGGCGTATACGCTGCTGTGACGGCATCTTGGGGTTCTGCCACGGCTTTGCCCATTCAAGCCTGAGCTGCCGTTTCTGCTCTGCCGGTGCGGAATACACCTTGCGGTACTCTGTGAGGAATACGGGGAGCAGCCTGGCGGTCGCGCGCACATCCTCAATGGCGCTGTGGAACTGGAAATCCTCGCCTGGGAAAAGGGTTGCGAGGACATCCCCCAATTTGTGGGAACCCGCATCCGCCTTGCTGACAAAATCCCTTGCCATTTCAAGGACATCCACGCAGGGATGCTGTTTAAATGGCTGCCCGGTACGCGCTGACATCTGTGCCAGCATACGCAGGTCAAACGGGCTGTTATATGCCGCCCATATCCCGCAGGATCCGAGGAGCCCAAAAATAACCGGCGCAGCCTCCTCTTCCGGAACCGCGTCTTTCAGCATTGCATCCGTAATGCCCGTGATCTCTGTGATCTTCTCCGCCAAAGGCTCACGGGGATTGATGTAAAGATCCAGTTTCCGGACCTCCTCCAAAACATACCCTTCTTTCACGGCATAATGCACGGCTGAGAACTGGATGATCTTGGCTGTCTTCCCGAGGCCTGTCGTCTCCGTGTCAAAAAGGAGCACTTCCCTGTATTTGTGGATAAGCGGAAGGATCTTCCGTGCGTTTTCTTTCTGGTTTCTCCATTCATTCTTCATAATGCTCTCCTTTCATGGGAAGGCCGGGTATTCCCTGGCCCGTTGCTTAGACTGCTGCTTTACGTTTCCCTGTACATCCTCCACGGATGTCCAGCAAGAGGTTCCATATGCTGTACAGGAGTCCGTTCCTGTCGCGGATATCCGCGTCTAAATCTTTTGCCAGCGTCATTGCCAGCGCAAGCCCGTTGCACTCCAAAGTTTCAGGCACGCGGCAACGCCGCATCCCGATAAGGTCCTGGACATTCCTCAGCCATTTCTTGTGGGCCTTTGCGTCAAACACTGCATCAACATCCATGTCTTCAATAAACTGGTCGAATTCCCCAAACGCTTCTTCCATGCCGTCAAACAGGCATTTTACGCCGCGGTCCACAGATGCCTTGTTATGGAGCATGCTGCTCTGTTTCAGCACGACCATTGCACCGTTAGGGAACCGCCCAAATGCCGATACCTTCATCGGGGTACCATTAAAATCGCTCGCAGTTATAAGGAATCCCTTCTGGTATTCCGGATCTCCCTGCAACACGGCCTGCACAGTTGTAAGCTCGTCCGTAATGGACCACTTCTCGATCAGGTAGATGCCAAAGCCCGCGATATTTTTGAACACTTCCTTAAAAAACTCGCTCTGCGGGATGTACCTGTAACGGCTGCCCATGACTGCCAGCAGAGGGCGCACCCCGCTGCCAGAGCCCCTCGTCAGTGCCTTGAGGGAATCCCGGTCTGCAAGCGCCTCCGCAAGCATCATCCCGCAGCCAAGGGCGTTCTCGTCTGAACGTTTGAATACAGAGCTGGAATCCAGGAGCAGGCGCCCTGTAGACATCAGCGCATCCCGCAGCAGTGCGTAAACGGCATCTCCTGCCCTGATCGCAAGCTTTGTTCCCATCATCATCCTGTACTCTTCCTGCGTGATGACAAGCTCCTCGAACTTAAACACCGGCTGCCCGGTCTTTTTATCCACGTTATACGGGTCAAGCGGATCGATGCTGAACCAGCGCGTAGTGAATTTCCCGTCATAGGTCCTGTACGGCTGGGTATCCGCATACGCCAGCACACGGACGGAATAGATATCCGCCTCCAGTTCTTCTGTCATGCCTTCAAAAGCAGCGCAGAACTGATCGAACTTACTTCCTGACGCAATCTTTGGCGCGCGGTAAGCCGCATCATCCGCATCCACCGTCCAGCGTGACAGCCCGCTCCCATACGCAGTAGCAGTGACCGTGACCTTCTGGCCCGGCTGGATGACCGAATCGATCCCCGTGAGTTCATCCAGCTCATGTAGCCTTTTTAATAACTCCTGCGGTTCTTTCCCTTCCCATAATCTCATGTTTCTTCCTCCTTCATGAAATGAAAGAGGCATACAAAAAATGAAGTCTGCCTGTATGCCTCCTGTTATAAGTTGTTATCGTATGTAATCTGTAAAAAAGCGCAAAAAAGAAGCCTCTCGGCTTCTTTTACATGTTCAGAAAACATAATCTACAGCCTCTTCCCTCGTCATGAAGAAGTGGATACCAGGAGCACATTCGTTCCAGCGGTTTTCATCAAAACCATCTGCTTTGACTGTTTCCCCGGCTTTATACAGAAAATATGGGTTCCACCAGCTCCTCACAATATCTGTGCCATCGTCTGTGCCATCCAGGCGGGTAACGGACATCACTTCCGCTTCCGAACAGCGGCATTTATTTGTTGTTGCACTGGAACGTAAGGCATGTGCCGGGATCTTCAGCTCGACAATATACGGATGTTCCGTGAGGGTACACGCCTTTTTATAGCCGGTAAACCCGCCCTCTTCCGGGCAATGCGTATGGAAGTGGGATGTCGTCTCATCCATGATGACCCCGTCCATATACATGTCGGGGAATTCCACCCTAGCAATATCCGCACCACGGAAATCTGCGCCACCAATAATTGAACTGCATAAATCCACGCATCGTAAGGAAGCGTTCCTGAAATTCGCGTTTTTCAGGGTTGTGCCGCTAAAGGTCACACAATAAAGGTCAGCCCCGCTAAAATCCATGCCGTCAAGCTCCGCCTGCCAAAAGTACATACTGCTCAGATCCACACCACGGAAATCATATTCCCGCAGTCCTTTCCAGTCTTTCATGTCAATCAATCCCTGTACCTTGTTTCTGTCAAATTTCTTTTTTCCATTCATGACAAAATCCTCCTTTAATGATTTTCTTTTCAAGGATAATTTGGTCATTTGTGAAAATAAGATTGAAAACGGCAACTAAAAAAAGAACCCATCCAAGGAGTCCTTTTCCGGAATCAGCAGGAACAAGCTTTACGCTCCATACCTCCATAAGCCGCGCAGGACGAGACCCAGCACGGCTTATTAGACAGTTTAATCCTACAGATAGTTTTGGCTGCCGAAACCACTAAATATTGCTTGGCTGCAATATTTTTTTACTTAACTCCACTATAAACTCACGAGTAAGTGACGGGATTGATTTGGCAACAATATACCATGTGTAAAATTATGGAAGATATGAGGAACGAAGCGGCACTGAACAACGCGAGGGAAACCGCAGAAAGATTAATAAAAAAGGGGAAAATGACACTTGAAGAAATTGCAGAGTGTGTTCCGTTATTATCACTTGATGAACTAAAGGAAATCGAAGTCCTTTTCCGGTATCAGCAAGAACAATCTTTACGCTCCGCACCCTTCTGATACCCCCTTTAAAAGAAGTGAGCATTCCGTCAACTTCATTCCAGCTTTACAGATGGCAATTTCCTCTGGCAGGATGCCATCTGCGGCGCGTCCAAGCTCAAATACATCGTCAAAAATGATATCCTGGGCATTGTTATGTATTCTGTAAATTTTCGAACTCTCCCCTATCCATATAGACCTGTTTATTTTCATCAATATGGTGAACTTCATGGTAAGACCGATAACTTTTCAAAACATCCTTCAACTTTTCTTCACTCAATTTATCTGTCTGTCTTCTATACCTCGTCAATCCATCATATAGTTCCACGCGAAACGTATTGTCTAATTGCACATAGCTGTCCCTGTCAATAACAGTCTCTATAGGTTCATCGCAAAATATGACCTTATTGCAACGCATAGCAGCTTTGTATTCCTTCCCTTGCAGGGAATCAAGCTGTGCAATCTCAACCGTCCTAAGCTCTTCATCTATCCCTACTATTAGATATGGGTGCTTTGAAGAAGATTTCAAACCAAAATTATTAAATCGTATCCTTGCAGAGATCACTTGACCGATTTCTAAATCCATTCATCAACCCATCCTCTCAAGAATTTTTATCATATCCGCATACTGTCTTTCATATTCTGCCTTCCGTGCCATGGAGTCCATTTTCTGATCCTCCTTACGGTAATACCCATGTTTATCCACCCACTCTGAATCCTCATGGGATAACTCAATCAGTTCGTCTAACGTCGCATTATAGAAAGCCTTGAATATACTGTCTAAAAATCGTTGTTCTCTTTCCTGTAGGGAAACCGCCTGATCCCGGCGCTCCAAAAGTACAGAATAGCTTTCCTGTACTACAGGGTCAACTGCCCCATTGTCATATGCGTAGAAAACCGAGTCCATTAACAGAGCGCCATATTTTGCAATATAAATATTCTGAGCCAAATGCATATACTTGTTCAGCCTTGCATTTCCCTCATAAAACGTTCTTCCGTTTTGTGTGCGAAGAATCTTGTTGAAAATTTCGCCATTCTTATCAAGACTAAGAAAATACCGAGCAACGTCAATCCCTTTCATCATGGGCTTTTCCCCCTTCCTTATAAATTGTATCCTTCCATTATAATAAGTATATGATTTTTTTTTTAATCCGTCAATCTGTTTAACTCCATTTTCTTGTTCCACAAGTTTATTCAGACATAGGAATAGCATCTGCCTTTCCTTTTCTAGCTATACCGTTATCAAGAATAAAAATCCACAAAGAGAATAAATTTGTGTTTTATTGGCGCGGGAATATGGGTTCGGAACCCGGTTCTCCCGTATTGCAGAGAATACAGGCAACGTCCTCCAAGCGCGAAAGACGGCGCATTACGCGCCGCCGACAGCGGGATTCCGCCCGTGGCATCCAAAAGGATTTTAATTATCACGCTGAAAGTAAAACGATATTATCTTCCTTGTTTCGCTCACTCCATCGAATAACTTTTATTTCATAAATAAACCACCCATTGACCCATTGGCTTTAGACAATGAATAGTTCACAAACCAGCTACGTTGTGATACAATGTAGAAAAGAATTTCTGGAAAAGAGGGATACTATGATTTTTTTAAGCGGCATACATGGTGTAGGGAAGTCCTACTTCTGTAGTATGGCATTACAGCAGCTTGGGATCAAAAGCTATTCAGCTAGCAAGCTGATTACGGAACAACGGAAAAAGGGATTCTCCTCTGATAAATTTGTTCCAGACATTGATGACAACCAGCCCTTGCTTATTGGAGCCATACATACTCTTCGTCAGGAAAGCAACGAATTCATCCTGGACGGTCATTTCTGCCTTTTAAATGAAGTTGGCAAGATTACCCGCATTCCCCAGGATACTTATACGTCACTAAATCCTGATATGATAGTCCTGCTGACGGAAAAACCAGAAATCATCGCGAATCGCCGGTTCCAGCGGGATGGCATTCAGCAAAATATCGGCGAAATCTCCGCATTCCAGAATGCCGAACGCCAATATGCCCACGAAATCTCTTCCCTACTCCATATTCCACTGATTGTATCAGAAGGTGCCGCAGATTTAAAGCGCATAATGGAACTAATCAGAACAGGAGGAAAATAATATGGCAGGACGATTCTCATTAAAGAAATTTACAGATATCGACCTTGAAGATGTTTTTTTCGATACTCTCAAATTGGACTATCCAGGAACTGCGAACAGTACCGGATTTGTGGATTGGTTCAAGAAAAAATCGGCTACAGGAGCTACAGCTCTTGTTTTCGAAGACGAGGTCGGAGTTGGTGCTTTTATTGTACTGAAACAGGAAGAAGAACCTATTGATTTGCAGGATTTCTCTCTCCCTGCAAAGAAACGCATCAAAATCAGCACCATGCGTATCGCAGAGCGGTATCGCCGCCAGCGCATTGGTGAAGGTGCTATCGGTCTTCTCTTGTGGAAATGGCAAAAGTCAGACGTTTCTGAAATTTATGTCACCGTATTTGATAAGCACGCAACTTTAATCTCACAGTTCGAAAAATTCGGTTTTGAGAAATACGGGCTTAATAAAGACGGCGAGAATGTCATGGTTAAAAGCCGGAGCCACATTGATTTTTCCGATTCCTACAAAGCATTTCCTTTTATTAAAGGAGGCTTTGACCATGCTGGGTACGTCATTATTGACGATGATTATCACGATACTATGTTTGCCTACTCTGAACTCGCAAATAACAGTATAGCCCTACAGAATAAAGTGGGCAGTAGCGTAAGCAATGGACTTAGCAAGATATATGTCGGGCAGGCTCCCGTCTTACATTACATAGTCGGTGAGCCGGTTCTCATTTACCGCAAATACACAAAAGGAAACGGCAAACGTTTCCGTTCATGCATCACTTCCTATTGTGTTGTCACAAAGGCTTTTCAGGCGAAACGAAACAACAGCTACCTTATGTCTTTCAATGAACTAAAAAAACGCATCGGCAACAAATCCGTTTTCGATGAAAGTGAATTGTATCGGCAATATATAAGTTTTAAGAATATGACCGTGATGGAACTTCTGTACTGTGGCTATTTTGGTGCTAGAAACAATGTAAATATGGATTGGTTAGACAACCACGGATACTGGGCTGCTCATGGGCAATATCCTACTGCTGTCCAGCTGACCGAACGCCAGTTTTCAAATATTCTAATGGAGGGAAATGTCAATGTGTCAAATGTTATTATCAATTAATCCGCAGTATGTCGCGAGCATTATCAAAGGTTCCAAGCTGTATGAATACCGGAAATCCCGTTGCCGCAGTGATGTTGATAAAATCATAATTTATGCTACCGCACCCCAGAAACAGGTGGTAGGCGAGGCCGAAATCGAAGAAATTTTGGAGGATGACCCTCTGACCGTATGGGATATGACCAAGGACCATTCCGGGATAACTTATCAGTTTTTCCAGGAATATTACAGAGGAAAGGAGAAAGCAGTAGCTTATCACCTCAAGAATCTAATTGTTTACGACAAACCAAAAACTCTGGCGGATATCGGAGTGTCATGCGCTCCACAGTCTTTCCGATATGTACCAGTTGCCGCTGAAGCGTGAATACCTACTCAGTGGGGCAGATATCTGTCCCACTGAATTTTTGTAAAATTTTTTACTGAATAGCCTGCAAAACAAAGAAACGGCATAGCCCACAAGCTACGCCGCCGGCAACGCAAGAAAATCCTTGAACTTTCCCACAGATTATGCTATCCTTTAGATAAAGAAGGACGTCTGCACCAACAGACGCCCCACATGGACTACCGATAGACGGTTAGCCCAACATATGATCAACAAAATAGCTGCTCAGTTTGTCAGACCGGGGCGGCTATTTTTGTGTCTTGTGATTATCGTTACGCCCCATGGCGTATCCAAGGCTAAAGCAACCAACACAAAGGCTGATTACTGCAATAAGTCCTTCCAACGTCAACATAAGCGTCGCCCTCCCTTTCAGTATTTCCGCTCAGAGACGGATTATGTAAACGGAGGGTCACAGTCCCTCCGGAGAGGGCTAACCGCCTACCATCCTGGTAGTCCCAAACAGATAGTAACATAATCCAACAGGAATTTCAACCACATCCATTCTGACAAAATGTCAAGTTATCCGGCGCTGTTCCATATAGTCTTCATCTGATGCAGGCTGTTTTTTGCCATGTCATACAGATATACCCAGAATGATGTGATATCATTATAAAGATTTAAGACGGCATCTGTATTACAAAAGATACTGATGGTTGTATGAAAAGATATGGTAAAGCAGATATATATAATGGGAAATGCAAGGATACAGCCAATGACTTTATAAATGCGTTTCCACTTTTGTACGTTATAGAAAGTGATAACAAGCATAATACAGATGCAGATGATGATTATGATGCATTTCAGCCATGTAGGCTATGTGCATAAAGTAGGAATAATATTTCGTAACATGACGGTTTTCTCCTTCTTTGGGCGAAACCGCTTGGGCAAGCCACTGCACGCCCGGAACCTGGTTCCCCCATCCTATCTAATTTCTGATACCTTATCAAAAAGACGGCGCATTACGCGCCGCCCTTTCTTATTTCTTATTTCTTCTTTCTCAGCCTAATGCCGATCAATCCGGCTGCAGCCCCCGCAATGAGCAGGAGTACGATGCCCATGATATAGTCGCCCGTCTGTACGGACTCCGCGCCTTTCGTGCCCTTCGTGCCTTTCTTGAAAGTCACCGTCTGGTCCTTATCCTTGAGGTCCTTGTGCTGCGCCACGAGCGTTCCCTTGCATGTAAGCTCTTCAAACGCCACGAGCGCCGAGCTGCCCCTGGTATCGGCAACGAACTCAATGTCCACGCTGCCGGATGCCGCCTCTGGCGTGAATGTCACCGGCTTTGTCTCTGCGTCCACAGCCTCCCCGGTCTTCTTGTCCATCAGCGTGCCTGTCACCGTGTACTCAAGCCCCGGCACAAGGTTCTCGTATGTCACCTTGTCCACGATCTTCGTCTTCCCTGACGCTTTCGCGGCATGTTTCCCATCCACGGTCGCGTTCGTCCTGATCTCAGGCGTATGCACGGACTGCGCCTCATCCTTGATGTCGCTGTGCGTGGCGATCTTCACGTCCTCATAATAAAGGTCCTCAAATACGACTACCGTCTTTCCGGTGAGCAGTGTGGCATCCACGGTATAGACCAGGTCTACGCTGCCGGAGACCGTCTTTTCTTCCGCCGCTTTCTCTGCCTTCACCTGGGCCTCCTCCACGGCCACGGGGTTTTCCACATCTGCGCCGTACTGGTCGCAGCTTAGGTACTTGCCGTCCACCGCCTTGAAGTAAAAGCTGCCGTCCACGCCGTCAAATACATGGAAGTATTCCGAGCCATCCTGTGCCTTGAGGGTCTCATAGCCGGATGTGCTGCCCGCCTTGAACGTCACGGATGCGGTATGCTCCTTCCCGTCCTTGTCAAGCAACGGCTCCCCAGTGGACTGGTCCATCAGTTTCCCGGTCACGGTATACTCATGCCCTGCAAGCAGGTTCGTATACTCTACCCTGTCCGTGATGGTCGCTGTCTTTGAATGCTCGCTGACATGCTCCTGCGTCTTTGTGTCTACCGCCGTCGTCTTCACGCCCGGGTAGTATACAGACTGCCCTTCATCCTCGATGTCCGCATGTGAAGTGACCACGACGCCTTTCACGATCAGGTCCTCGAACACGACAAGCGTCCTGCCCTGGATGTCCTCCGTGCCAACCTCATAGGCCAGCTCCACCGTGCCGTCCGCCTTCTCCGGCGTGAATGTCACGGATGATGTCAGTTCCTTTTTCTGGTCTTTGCCTTCCGTCTCGTCTTCCGCTTTATCTTCCGTCTTGTCTTCCGCTTTATCTTCCGTCTTGTCTTCCGTCTCATCTTCCGACTTGTCTTCCGACTTATCTTCTGATTTATCTTCCGCTTTGTCTTCCGCTTTGTCTTCCGTCTTATCTTCCTGCTTGTCTTCTGCTTTATCCCCGCCAGTGAAGAAGTCCACGACTTTATCGACCACTTTGCCGACCGCTTTGTCCCCGCCAGTGAAGAAATCCACGGCTTTGTCAAAGACGCTCTTCTCTTCCACCTTCTGGGCAAACTCCCCGCCTGTCTCCTTGTCCATCAATACCCCTGTGATGGTGTATTCCTGGCCCGGTATCAGGTTCTTATATTCCACCGTGTCAATGATGGTGGTCTTCCCGGATGCCCCTGCGCCGATCTGGGTCTTTGTGAGCCCGTCAGCCGCTTTTGTGCCGATCTCCGGGTAGTGGATGGACTGGCCTTCGTCGCTTAAGTCCTTATGATCTGCAAGGAGCGCGTCCCCGTAATACAGCTCTTCATAAAACACATAGGTCTTCCCTTTGTACTCCGCAGGCGCATCAAGCAGGACTTCCGCTTTCCCGTCCTCCATTTCAGCGGTGAACTCGCTGCTGCCTTCCGCCTCGGCCTCCCCGGTCTCCTTATTGACAAGGCTTGCCTTCAGCGTGTACTTCTCCCCGGGCTCCAGCCCTTTGTATGAGACAATGTCCTTGAGTTTCGTGCTGCTCCCCACATGCGTACCCGTCTGCACGTCCTGTGCGTCCGTGCTGATCGCCTGTGCGAAATGCACCATCTGGTCCTTGTCCTCCGGGTCTTCATGCCTTGCGGCCTCTTCGCCGGTAGCTGTATCGTAGAGGTATTCATAAATGACGGCTGTCTTCCCTTCAAGGGCTGCCGAGTCAAATTCATCAAGCTTCACTTCCACGGTCCGGGATGTGGTCAGGGCCTTGAACTCCGCCTCCCCTGTCACCGGGGTACCGTCCGCCTTCAGGATCTCTTCGCCGGTTGCCGCATCCACGAGCTTTGCGACGAGCTTATACGCCGTGCCCTTCTTCAGGTTCTCCATCTGCACCGTGTCAATGAGCGCCGTTCCCTCGCCCGCATGTGCGTAATGCGTCCCGGTCGCTTTGTCCCTCGCGACTGTCATGATCGCGATGCCGTCATGGTTCTCCACGCTGTTTAAGTTGATGGTATACCCGTCGCGGCTCAGCTTGAACGTGTCCTCGAACATCACCTTTCCGGCGTTGTTCTCGCCCGGGATCTCCTCAATCCTGTACTCCCCGTACTGGAGCGCGCCAAGGCTGTCGTCAACCGGCGCCTCCCCGCCGCCTTCTGTCTGGCTGAACCAGATGCCGTCTCCGTCGCCGCCTTTGTTCGTGTTATGGGAGTGTTTCGCGAACGCGCTTTCCGTGCTGTACTCGCCATTCTCGTCCGTCACGAACGTATGCGACTCGCCCGTTTTCGTGTTGGTCAGCCGGAACTCCACTCCTGCCATCTTCTTCTGCGTCTCGGCATCCAGCTTCCGCATCATGATGTCCCCGCGCTTTACGACCTCGTTGATCTGGAACTCCACTCTGTCAGCCCGGTTGCCGCCTACAAGGTCACCGCCGCCGACTAAACGTGCTTCCCCGCCGTTCGCCTCCTGCACGACCTGGCTTAAGTATATGCCGCCGTCATTGATGGTCTCCCCTGTTGTTACATTCTTCAGCATTGAGCCCTCTAAAAGATAGCCGGCAGGTGCTTTTGTCTCCTGGATGGTGACTGTGCCGAGAGGAAGAATAACAATTCCGCTGTCATCCGTATAGTAATCATCTCCGCCAGCTCTACATTCGGGATTGTGCATGTCTGCCACATAAGTTCCGTCTTCCTGCTTTACTGTCTTGATAATCCACGTTTTCTTTGCTGTTCCCGGGAGATTTCCCTTATTGTAGTAACCATCGTAATATTTAATGGTGAACTCTGCCCCCGCAAGCTCCGCTCCACCTTGGGTAAATGCTCCGGTAACGCTATCCAGCTTGTTCAATATGATATTGATTGGGTCGTCCCCCGGCTCTTCCTGCACGGTAATGGTGGTAGTTTCGCCGCTTTTTACTGTAATCGGATGCGGTTCTGGATCAAGCTTGTATCCCGGAGACGCTTTGATTTCTTTTACATAGTACTCGCCAGCCGGAAGTTCAGCCTCGCCAGACTCGCCTTTTGCGTTCGTTGTAAATGTTGCCACCTGTTTTGTACAAGCCGCGTCAGAATACACGCCATACTGCGCGCCCTCCAAAGAATAGCATTTATTTCCGTCCGTGACTGCCGGAGCGGAAGAGACCTTCTTCAGCATGGCTTTCCCGCTGGTCATGACCTTGATGATGGTCGCGCCCGCCTGGTCATCCAAGCCCGTTCCTGCCGCTGTCTGCGCCAAGCCAAGCACCACATACCCGTCGCCTTTCTCAAGGACGGACACCTGGTTCTTCTTCTCGCCTTCCACGAGGTCATCGCCTACATGGCAGCACATCCCCACATACAGGTTCCTGTACCT